AGGTTTCTTTGCCGGTTTGGAAAGATTTTTATTATTTTCTGGATAATATTCCAATATTTTTTCTCTAGCTTCAGAAAAATCTTTTGTAAGTTTTTCGAAGCCTTCTTTAGAAAAATCCAACTTAGAAACATTGTCTAGCAGTAACAGTATTTTATCAGCAACAGCATTTACCTTATTTTCCAAATTTCTCTGTTGATATATTTTTTCAATATCTCTTGAAAGTTCAGCAAAATTAACTATAGCCGATTTTATTTTATACCAAACCCCGCTTTTTAGCAAAGAATCTACAAAACCGGTTACTTCATCTTCTGATAAGTGTTTTTCTATTTCGATATTAGTCATCTGTGCCAACACATTCAAAATAAGATTCATATCAGATTCTAAATATGCAGTTACACTCGTCGATTCTTTTTCTACAAAATAGGCATCTAATATGCGTGATTTTCGAGTAATATCAAGATAGGAATCTACTAATATTATCTGTGTTTTTTTAACCTTTTGACCATCTTCTATTGCAGAATATATATTTTCTATTGCTGTTTTTGTTTCTGTTGGAAAGTGCAAATCAATTTTTTGTTCCATTGTTCCTTTTCTCTTTATATTGTTTTAACTTATTATTCTTCTTTTTCTTCGTCATTCAATTTAAAACACGGAGTATCAATAGAAATATCTGGAACTCCGGCTTCTATTGCTTTTCTAGCTAATTGACGATAACTAATATCAAAACAATCGATAATTGCATCTCTTTTACTTATTTCTGCTTTTAATTTTCTATTATCTCTTTCGAGATCGGCCACTCTTTTATTTATTATATTAAATTTTTCATCATATGAAGTTATAATGCAATCTAATGTCGAATTTCGATCTAATAATTTTTTAATTACATCTTCATATTTGTCAGCAGTCTCTGCCTCCGTTTTGTTTGTTTCAGCTTCGACTTTTATAGCTTCAGCTTTTAATTTCTCGTTCTCTCCCGCAAGTTTTTGTTTATCTCCCTTAGAAAAAAATTTTGTATAAAGAAGGATTAATATTCCAACAATTGTAGCGATATCCGCGATGCTAATGTTGTCCATGCATTGTTTTCTCCCTTCTCTCTTTTATTTTTTTTATGTTATTTTTTATTATGTCGGGCAAATAAACTGGTTTTTGTTTTCCTAATAATAATAGCATTACCAGAAAAGATATAGAAGGTCTTATCCAAGATGATGTAAATTCATATTTTTCTTCTATTGGAATAAGCATTAAAATAGAATATGTGGCACACCAATAAAAACCTAAAAGTGCATATGCCCATTTAGACCATGGAGCATCAGATATTCTACGTTTATATGAACTTTTTATAGCATCAACTATGTTTACTATTCCAAGAATAAATCCTCCAAAAATAATAATATACCTTAAAATTTCTGACACGATATCCATAAGCACCGCCCTCCTTTTTTAAATAAGGGGGAGCAAGTAAATCACTCCACCCTTATAGCGATGCTTTATTAAGCCGTAGCAGTTATAGTAGCTGTATCTGTTAAAGTACCAGAAGTGGCATCAACATAACAAGCAGTTACTACAGCAATCCATCCGGCGGCAACAGACGACCCTGCAACAACAAGACCTGTATTTGCACCAACATTATAGTAAGCAGCCAAAGTTGTTGAACCACTAGTCACATGATACGAAGCAGATGTAGTTACATCTACATTACCTTGTAAGCCACTTCGTAGTCCAAGAGCCTGTAATTGGATGCTCTTAGGAAGACCGGCAGCCACCGAGAAGGAAGTATCTTTGCTAAGATAAAGATTGCTAACTATAGGATTAGCTCCAGTAGCGGAAATTCTTGTCACTGTGGCATAATAATCATTCACTCCACAAGTTGTAGATTTTACAAGCAAAGCAGTACCTTCCAATGGTTGATTGGACACACCGTTCGCAGCCATGGTGAGGGTATAATTACCTAACACCTGGAATTGAGGAATGTGAATATGAACATAATTAACAACAGCCTTTGTTACAGAGTCTCTTTCCTCAGCTATCAAGGTTAGGTCAACAATTTGCGGAGGAGTTGTTCCTTCAACAGTAAGTTGATCAGCAGTAGTAGCATAAGTGTAGAAAGCGGTTCCGGTAGCGTTATTTCCACCAGAAACAGTGATATTTGCTCCAGTAGGAGTGACTGTTTGAATAGTAGGAGGATCTCCAATAAATACGGTTACATTCGTTGAAGTTCCAGCAGGAGTATGTGCAAGAGTTGCACTACCACTAGAAGAAAAAGTCACACATTCTGTAGCCAAGGCATAAATAGAGCTACTTAGAACATTTGTACCAGCATTTAGAGATAAGATATCCATATTGAAAGTTGCATCTGTAATCTTTACATCAACTTTTTTGTCATGAATATAATTGAACAAGAGGGCATTGTTTACACCACCACGCACCTCTGTGTTTGTAGCCGACATTGTGAAGGCACTATCAATGTTAGCTTTACCGTACATCAGAGCGTTGCCGGTTGTGGTATCTCTTACAACGGCATTACCGACACTAACGAGTACACGAGTCATATTTTTATATTCTCCTTTTTTAAATAGAATTTTTGTCTTTTAGACTTGCCTCAAGTTTATCGAACTCTTCAAGAGGCATCAATATACTGTCATATCTATCTTTTTTTTGCTTATGATAAAGATATGACTGCAATTTTCCACTTTTCATTGTTATCTGTCCTGATACCAATAATGGTTCATAAATATCGTATTGCTTTCCTATAATAGCTCGATCAAATAAATCTCCTAATTGATATGCTGTCCATTCACCAATTTCAGTCGGTGTTTTTTTATACAAAGAAGCACAGGTAAAGATTTGGTCATTAAAAGTTAAGGGATATTCTTTTTGATTCCATTCTAAAGATTCTTCAAGATCGGGTCTATATTGATTAATATAATCTATATCCATTCCGTTTTGTTCAAGAATTATTTCTCTTAAATTTTCAAATTCTTCTTCAGAAAATCTTGTTTCATTAATATTTAAAACAAGAATAGCATCGTCTAAGGAAGTTATTTCCTCTTTTCCCTGTGTGTATACCTCCATTTTTACATTTTCTTGTTTTGTAGCATATTTAAAATATTTTTCAATCATTTCTACAGGTATAAATATTTCTTGAATAATAAATTTCAAATAACTCATCTTGTATAATTTTTTTGTAGAAGACGCTGCTATTTTAGGATATGTAAAAATTGTATGAAATAATTTGATATATTCTAAGTCTTTGACCTTTATAGGATAAAAATTTATATCCTTATAAACTTGAGGAAAACCAAAAGCATCATTTGTTTCATTATAAAATTGTTTTGCTATATCGTTCATAGTTTACCCCTTAGAAATTCTGGTTGCACATAATCAATTCATAACCCTTATAAATAGAATTTCCTACGTTTATACCAGTTAATTTACAATAAGGAGATGCTTTATAATCGAAAAATATTCTTCCTATCCCTTTTATCTCTGCACCATTTAATACCTCTATTAATTTCTGGACTATAGACAAACTGCGAGGATTATAATTACTCATTACATTCAAAGTTTCATGACTATAAACTTCAAATCTTACAGATTGAACACCTGTGACATAAGTTTTTGGCACTACAACAACAGGACTTATTCTCAATATTGTTACTGCTGTTGTCCATGCCGCACTCATTCCCGCATCAAAAAAGACTCTAAAATCAGTCATAGCACCATTACCTTTATAAATAAGAGCACCTTTTTGAGCCTTTGTAAGATTAGCATTAATATTTTCGTTCCAAGCAGTATTTACGTCATACTTTAATAATCGCCAAATAAAATCATCATAATCCATAAGATATGTAGCAATATTATAAGGAACTTCTTGCAATCCAGAAAATTTGTTATAACTATCTTGAATATCATCTAAAATTTGGGTTGTCGTCATTCGATCTATCTCCTTTTTTAGAATGCGCCGTTAAGCGTTATTGATATTTGTTTTGTGTATGAACCGCTAGTTGCAGTAATAATAAGAGGTAAATCCAAATATTTTTCTACATTTTCTAACGAGAAACCATTATTATTTGTTATCATGATATAATGGTCTGTTGGAACATTTGCATTTGTAGGAGCAAATGTGAACACATTAGCTTGTTGTATACCGTTAGTATATAGATATACTGTAAATATTTGTGTATCAGATTCTAATATTTCTACGTTATCTGATGGGGTTACACGAACTTCATTTGTAGTTGTTCCACTTGCGGTTACAGTTACTAAGGCACTAGCAGTTATAGTTGGATTTCCACCCATAAGAGCAGTTGCTACAGCAGAACCAGATGCTATTAGGGTGACTGATCCTGAAGTATTGATGGTGGCTACAGTTGAAGCGCTTGTAGTATAGGTTAATAACCCAGAAGTTGGATTACCATTTGCTTCTAATGTTGCTCCGAGGGGATGGATTTCACCAACGTTGCCAGATATTGAGGATGCGGATAAGTTGATGGTATATACTAATTTATATGCATCTGCTATACCGTTGACTAGATCGTCGGTTTCGGGATTTATCTGATATCCGCCTACTGTTAATGTCAACAATCTTCCGCTTGTATCATCTAGGGTTTCTAGATTTTGGCTACTTTGAATACCATTACCAAACACCCTCCAACAAACTCTATTGGCAGGTCTGCCAAATAAGAATCTTTGATTAGGTTTAATTAACTCCGTACGTTCATTTAGTTGAGAATATATTGAAATATATCCCTGTGGTAAACTTAAATCATCTTGTCTATCTAGATTTCTAACTCCAGTTAATTCGTAGTCCACGCAGCAAAATTCCGAATAAGAAAAACCACTACTATCAATCCAACGTAGTTGTTCATTACATCTTCTAACAACCACATTTGTTAATACTGATTTTATATTATCAGTAAAGGTGCACAACCAATAATTTGAATCGAAGAAAAAAATTGTTCCCATTTTGGGAATAAATGTTCCCATAGGATCAAAAATTAATTGTTTCCAATCATCAGAATACTTTGTTCCGGTTGAAGGATTAATTACACTTGTAAGGCGCACATCTATATCTTCAAAAACTTTACTTCCAAAAGAAGTCTCTTTTTGAATTGTAAAAATGTCAAGACTATTTTCAAATATTGTGTGTCCTGCATATTTAAAATCATTTAGCATGATTTGCGATGCAGTAGATATCGGAGGTGCAAGGGGATAATATTTCACTATATTCCTCCTTTATGAAGTTTCATAAAATATTTGGTCAAACCATTCATCCCAATTTATGGTATTATCCCAAGCATAATCATTCAAAAGTTTATCTACACTCTCAATAACTTCTATCAAATATCCCCTCATAGAAGGTAGCATAGGGGCAGACATACGGAACTCCCTGTCACTAAAATATCTACCAAAGGCTACGGAGTTCGATACTTGTTGTTGAAGATATTGTTTAACCATACATCTTGCAAGTATATTAATTTCTCTACTTGCTAGTGTTCTTGTAAAATATCCAACAGATGAGCCTGACCCTTCTGTATATGTCATATCACTGCTTGTTACTCTAGAAAAATCATCTATTGCTCCAAGAAGCCACGCCTCGGCATAATTTACCATCGCCGCACTACCACTAGTGTTATAAAGGGTATTTAAAGTGTTATCATTCATAATTTGCATCATGAAACGATCTACCACAGTGTCTGCACTTGTAGTCAAATAGCCCTCCTTTCTTATTTTTCTATATTTTTTTATAAAAACCTATATTTAATAATATAGATTTTTATAAAAAGAGGAATAACTATTCCTCTTTTTAATATGTTTTATCTAGTAAAAACCAAGTTGTTTTCTAATTTTCTAATTTATTTCTTTCTAAACTTTCCTTCTGAGCCATTACTCTTTGGTTAATATCAATCCCAGAAATTTCAGAAACTCTGTGCACTAAATTCATATCAACATTTTGCCCTTCGATAAGCATACTAATCAACATATTCGCAATAATTCCTTGTTGCCCAACATTTGCAGATTTAAGCAAGCTATCAGAATTTGGAGAATTTGCTAATATTTCCTTTATTTTTTCTTGATTCAAAATTTTTTTATAATCTTCTTCCATGCCCAATAGTCTAACAGCAGGAGCATTATTTACAAAAAAATATCCTTTTCTTGCAAAATTTCTTTGTGTTTCTTTGATTTGCGCAATCTCTGAAAACATAATATTCTTTGTTTCTCCAAAATAATCAAAGCTATAGCGATTACCTTGTCCATGCTCTTTCGTATTTAAATTTAATTTATCATTACAAAGACTTACAACTTCTATCATATCATTTGGAGAAATTTGAGGATATGATGATAAAGATTGTTTACTTTCCAAATCAAGAGCTTTTTTTTTCCAATATTCCAATTCAGAATTAGATATATCAGACTCTAAAAGTGGTTTTTTGGCTTCTCCATTCTGAGAAGAATTTGTTACTCTGTCTAAAGACTTAGCGCGAGCCATATTTTTATTTTTCCTTTCTTTTTTATATAATATTTTTTGATTTTGATATATGGAGGGCTTTTACACCCTCCATATTATATCAATATTAAATCTACGAAACGGTAATTTCTGCGGCTACACTAGAAGTAACCACACCAACAGTCCAAGCCTTCCACATAGTAGCCTGTTGAGACATATCAGGATTAGCATATGGTTCATCAACATTGCTCATAGCGGTTCCTCCAATAACGCATTTAATAATTTTGTCTGTTCCAGGAGCAACAATCCAAACACGATCATTGTTCAAGAAAGTTGCGAACGGGCCAGTGGCAAAATCAGCTACCTGAGGTAATTCATAAGTATTGATACCAGAAATATTGCGCATATAACCGAGTTTTACATAATCACTTTCGATATCATACCTGTAATTAGCATCCGATGGGAAGATTTTATTTAAAGCGATCTTTGTGCCAATAGCAATTGTGGCAGCACCACCACTCCATGAACTAACCTTATCAGATAGAGCGATAAAATCGTCTTGTGCCCACCCAACAACGCGCAAGCCAGTCGAAGCAGTAGTAGAAAGAGCAGCCATAGCAGTAGCCATAGCAGTATAAATATCTCGACTCATTTCTGTTTCGAGGGCTAACAAGGCTTTAGCAATAAAGTTTCCGAGGCTCTCTTTGCCGGTGAGAACTCTCCACAAATTAAGACTGACTGTAACTTGTCTCATCTCAGGAGTTAAGAATTTCTGACCAAGGAATTGAGTCTGGCGATTAGCTTGTTTCTTTCCAAGATTTGAAGCTTTAGTGACAGCGAACAAATCACGAGAGCGAATATCAAAGATGGCGGTTTCTCCCCAGCCAACAGTCTGTATCGACGCAAAAGCCGAATTTCCCTTTAAAACCGTGTCAGGCAAAATCGCATCAATAATCTGAGTACCAATGTTGCCAATAGCCCAACGAAGAGTAGGATGATTATGATATTCGTTTGCTGTAGCAGGAGAAAGATCGGTAATACCAACTTTCTTTGCGGCATAATTCAAAATCATTTCACTCAAAGCTTCTGATTTTTGAGTCAGAGTAACTTCTTTTCCGTCACGATCCTTCGATGCATAGGAAAACTTAGCGGATGTGTTACGAGAATTTTCGGATTGGTAATGATTCCAGAAATCGATAGAACTTTCAAGAATGGTTTTCATGTCTACGTCAGCAGCAAAATGCATAACGTTTGCAGGTAATTTAGTCATATTTTTATTTATCCTCCATTTTTTATTTTTTTATTGTAAAGTCAGGTAAGAACATGACTAGATTAAATATGTTCAACTCTGAAGCGATAGGTCGTGACACGCCCAGATCCAATACTTCCATCAGGAAGAGACATGAAAGTAGTAGAAAGATACTTCGCGTAAAAACCACTAACAGTTACAGCAGACCATTTGAGCTTGAATGTTCCAGTGTCATCGGCAATAGCATAAGCGGCAACAGTGGAACTATCGAGAGCTTCAGCACTAACTTCGAAAATGTCACCGAGTTGCAAACGTCTAGCAACGCCGGTTTCTCCCGCAATAGTATAAAAGTCACGAGCAGTTCCAAGCCCATTGACTTTTTCTCCAGCCCCATTCAGTAAGAAAGGAAGAACGGGAGTATCAACCATAAAGATATCTGTGGGAGAAGCAGAACTTGGAGCAGTGGCAGTAAATACCTCACTAGCGGACACGGCTAACAATTGGCAAATAAACCCATTGTCAAGGGAAGATGCGCTTACAAAATTTGAACTGTAAGCATTAACATCCTGGGCAGCAATACTTGCTAAATTTGTAACAGCATGATAAGTCATATTTTTATTTATCCTCCATTTTTATTAAAATAATTTTTACAACCAACCCTTTTTAGCATATTCCTTCGTTGCATCTTCGGGTTCGTTATTTTTGTTTAGCCAAGAATGGACAGTAGCTATACGAGTAAAGCTTTCCTTTTTCTTGGGATTATCTTTGATACGCGAAAAAGCTTTACTTTTCATATTGCTTTGCCACGCAGAAAGATTTTCTGCATTAAAATCTTTTACTTCTTCTCTAGCGTTGTCAATCTCTTCTTTAGAAAATACATCAGATACTTCTTGTAAAGTTTTTTCAACAGCATAATCAAACTGTTGCTTTTCAATTTTATCTTTATATTCTTTTAGATTGGCATTTTCGCCCATATAAACATCTTTGTCGTTTTTGGCGGCCTCAGATTCGGCTTGCATTTTGCACATCTTTTTATACATAGCAGAACAAAGCAAAGCATAATCCATTTCCTCGCCAGCGGTGTATTTATCAGCGAGTTCTTTATTATCTTCAGTTTCTTCTACAAGCATTTGCATAAGTGCAGCCATATCTATATTGCTATCTAAAGACATTTTTTCTTCTTTTGGCTCACCCTTTTTCTCTTCTTCCTCTTCCTTGCCCTCTTCTTTTCCTTCTTTGTCTTCTTCAGAGGGCTTTTCAATAGCCATTTCTTCTTCTTTCGGCTTTTCCTCAGTTGTTTCTTCAGACATTTTTTCTTCTTCGGGTTTGGTTTCGGATTCGGGAAGTTTTTCTTCAGCCATTTGTTCTTCTTTTTTTTCTAGATCTTCCACAAATGATTCCTCCTTTTTTGTTTTATTCTTTACCCATACACCGTTTTCAATATGATGGGACTTCTTGAATTGAGATTTAGCAATAGCATAACCGTTTTTACCCTCATCTACTCCTATCGCATCAGCAACTTTTGCAATTTGATTAATTTGATTAAGAGAAAGAGAAGCGCCATCTAATTTTTTCATATTTTCTGGAGCCTCACCTATTGACTTATATGGAAAAGTTAAAATTTCACCATCATCAAAATAAGATAGTCTTTTTTCATCGATTTGTTTTATAGCATCAACCATATTATTGCTCCATTCTATGGCATGTGAACCTCCATGAAGCATCCATGCTATGTATTCGCCATCAGGATTGTTTCTATTTTTAGGAATATTTTTTCGAGAATTTAAAAATTTATGAATTGTTTTTATTTTATCAATTGATACGGTATCATTTTTTACTAAATGTCTAGCAATAGCTAACGAAATAGAAGTTCCACCCGTATTTAATTGCTTATATAGTTCTAATCCTTTGTTAGCATTAGACTTTACGTCTTTGGGAATAGACATATCAACGGATTCATATTTATTAGAAAATTCTAATAAAGCTTGTTCATAATCTTCTTTTTCCTTACATGCAAATGCCATCAATTCGGCATTGGCTAAAGGTATGGCAGGACTTACCATCTCACCGAGGACAGTGATGCCGGTATAGCAGAAATTTAATATTTCTTGCATACCAAAATCTTTATTATCAGATTCTTCATAAACTTCCATTTCGACACTCACAGATTTGTTTTTATCTCTATGAAATATGTCCATTAATTTATCAGAATAGCGAGTCCATAATTTTCCAATAACGCTCATCATAGTTCGCCCATCTTCTAATTTGCGAAAATCAATGGGAGTATCATGAGGAATGAATCCACAAATAATCTCTGTGTCATCATGGGAAGAAGCATCATCCGTTCTACGATTATATGCCCACATAATAGGCTTTTGAATAATAGTAGGAGCAGTTTTTTTCAATGTTTCATCGCTAATATAAAGATTATGCCTGTTCTCTCCGCTGGCAAACGCATCAATTTTTAGAGTAGCAAATTGTGAATTATTTTCTTCTTCTAAAAATTCAATATTTTCTACTGCAAAACTTAATTTTTCAGTCACTCAATATTACCTCCTTTCTAAGAGAGGAGATAATTCACTCTCTAATATTTTGTTTTTTTTATCATGAAATACATATTTCATTAGGTAAGTTTCATCAATAATTTTACCCACATAGGAGAAAAGTCTAATACTTCACGGAATAATTTACTATCGGCAAAATATGTAATATCCTCCTCTTTTACCAAAATAGGAATATTCTGTTCTATAAAATATTTAGAAACTAATCCTTTTGTTTTGATTTTGTTCTTTATTTTTTCTGGATTTAAAATATACATCCTACTCCCAAGTTGCATCAAACAAAACAACATCTTTGACTGCTTTAATCTTAGTCGCAAACGCAACCGATGTGTCTTCCTCTTCTACCTGTTCATCCAACATTTTAGTTAAAAATCCTAAATCAATATAAGATTTTTCTTCTAATGCGAGATTGTATAGAGATTCGATACTTTCAGTTGTCTGTTGTTCTGTCAATACATAAAAATCAGCAATACTATTAATATCTGTAAAATCAATTATAGGAGCATTAACTTCTTCTATTTTTACTTTTCCACCAGTTCTATCATTGACATAATCCATGAATAAATTAGCATGACTGTTTTCTCCGGCAGATTGTTCTTTGAAGAATTTTGCCAGATTTTTAAGTTGCATATCTTCAAATAATGATTGAATCTGCATATATTTATTTTGGTTAAGCAATTCGATCATAATTTGTTGATTTAATGCATCATTTAAATTTTCAGATAATTTCACTTATTATGCCTCCTTTCTTTAAAAATACTATTTATGTCTTACCAAACTATATAATTGATTGCGTCATCAGCAGCAATAACCCATAAAGTAGGGGACGCAGATGTAATATTCAAATTACTACCACTAGTCAAAGTCTTTACTCCAGATAAAGCACTTCCAGAACGAGTGGCTTGAACAATATTGCCTTCAATTACCGATACACCTGTTTGAATAACAATAGCAGAGGCCGTAGCTTGAGCAGCGGTCACAGTAAGACTACCAGATACAGTCATATTAGTAGACAAAGTATCTGTGAGAGTTCCTAATCTGCGAACTTCAGTACCCAAGGATGTTCTCTTGGCATAGGTATTCATTTTATTTACACTTGTTGCACTAGAAGCTGAAAAAGTCATTTTATTATTCCTCCATTTTTTCTATTTAAAATATGATATATTTATATAGCGCACGGAGCCAGAATTTTATTTCCGTTATGCGCTTAATACATTAATTAATTATTTTTCTTTCCCACCTTTAGATATGTTTGAGCCAGCACCACGAGTTTCTGAGCCTGCATCCCCTAGATCTGAATCAGATTTTCTCGGTCGTCCTGTTCCTGATGAGGTTGCGCCACTCTGTTGAAAAGATGATATAATCGGAGTCAAGTTATCTACCCACCCAGATATTCTAGCCTCATCCATTTGGGTTTGAAATTCAAAAACATTAGTTCCCATGGCACTGAAGATGCGCTGAGGATTTACGATGCCTTTATCAACGAGTTGCATTTGGCGATCTAATCGTCTTTCTTTGTCTATATAAAATCTTGTACCTTCCAAAGTAATTTTAAATTTATATTTTTTGGTTAATTTATTAATTTGATACTCTAGAAAATTTTCAAATATAGGATAAAGATTTTCAACAATATGCTGGTCTATATCTGCGGACAAATATGTTTCACTTTGATTAGCTTTCTGACCTGAACTGAAAAGAAGATTTGAGTTTACACCAGCTAATCCGAGTAAATTAGTCATATAGCTCTCATATATTTCGTTGTTTCCTTCAAACTGGAACGTTTTCATATTTTGCAAAGGGGCGCTAGCAACACTGACCGCACTATTATTGATGGCAGATTTTACGAGTTGTAAAAATTTGGAAGCCATATCTGGAGATAAATTAAATTGATCCCTAAGAACTGCTCCTTTTGCTTCTTTATTAAGCGTTCCTACTTCGCCCATGATAAGCTTAACGGCCTCACTTAAATAATTATTCTTTTGCAAATTTCTAATTGTTGGTTGTAATGCTAAATCGGGGAACATACCACTAAAATAGGATGCTCGAAAATTTTTCTCCGGCTGCATTTTCCAAGCCCAATACCCATCGATAGGGGAACAATCACGCATATAAGCGTATTGATTTTCTGATCTTATGTCTATATTTCTACTAGGAATATAATCTATAATCTTGCCGTCTTTCCCAAATAATTCCAAAAAGCCTGTTTTAAAAGCGGGGGCAAAACAATCAATATCAACACCACCCTGAAGAAAGAAAGTATAATCAAAACTAAACAATGTTCCATAATCCCATTTTCCAGTGATCATACACCTATCCGAAGGGAGCTGTTGGAGAAGCCAACGGTCTCCCTCATTTCGAAATGAGCAGAAGAAAACCTCTTCTCGAAGCATTTGCTTAAGCGCACCCGAAAAAGCACTCTTGTGATCGAATTTGTAAAAAAAATCTTTAACCACTTTCAAGTCTTTTTTATAGGCTGGACTTTTAAATTCACTAATGTCGTCAATATTCATAACGGCATATGTCCAATCCCAAGAAGGAAGATTTGAAACATAATCTATAATCCTTCTGTAAGTTGTTGAAGAAACCTCTAGATTTTCCGACATAGCTAAAAGCTCACGTTCACTATCTTTTGGATTAGCAAGAGCTTTTTCTGCTTTTTCTTGTGTTATCTCCGATGTCGATAAAATCGACATATCTTTAAGCCTTTGGTTCGTGAGAAATGGACTATATACAGAAGGATATAAACCCCCCAAAGCTTGGGCAAATTCTAGAGTAGTCCACACTTGTTCTTCAGAAATCGGAGGAGAAACAGAGGTTTCTAAGTTTTCTGTTTTTTTTCTAGGCAATTAATTTTTCCTCCTTTCTTTGAAGGTTAAGTTCTTTAATAAGAATATTTTCTATGTTTTTAAAATTCTTTTCTTTAATACGCAATAAATTATAGTTGTGATCCTTTGCATATTTATCTTTCATTTCATCGTATTGCATCCTAATATTGAATTCCTCTATAGACCCGTGAAAAAACGGAATATATTCATCGTGCAGTTTACTGTCTATTTCTAAAAGCATTTTTATGCTATTATCAGCATTGAAAATCGCAAAATCATATCGTAAAGGATTCCCATAAAAAGAAAGCAAATCACTAAACTCGTGTTCTATATCAAATTTAAAATTATTATTTTGTAAGAATTTATAAGCAACTTGTTCGTTCGATGATAATTTACACGCCGGACATCCATTTCCCGCAAACCTCGATGATACGAGCGCCATCCATTTATAGCCGCAAATAGAACATACCCAAAAAGCGTATAAATTACTATATGGAAGCACTTTTTCTGGACTTTTATTATTTTTTTCGTAGTCCCATTCTTCTGCAAGGAGTGGTCTTAAAATTTTTAAATTATAATCGGGTGTTAAATTCCTCTCTTGACTTTTTTTGCCATTAGCTTTTATAGCACACTGAGGACATCCTGAATTATTAGAATATATACAAGACCATGCCGTTTTCCATTTGTAGCCACAAACATTGCATGAAAAATTCATATTGCTTACATGACTCCCTTTATATTCATCACATAATAATGTATATGGCTTATTATTTTTGCTAATCCATGATTTAATGTTATCTAATGCGTACTTATTACTTAATTCAAACGGGCCAGTAACATTAAATCCTCTTTTAATTGCGTTATCAAGACAGTGAATTGAATAATTATATTTATATCCTTCTTCATCATAAAAATCTAATTTAGTATTTGCGTTTTTATATTGTTGATTTTCTTCTAATATAAACCCAAACGACAAAACCTTTTCTCTAATTTCATCAAATGTATAAAGCTTATTTCCTGCACATTTTTGGCATATCGGTAAATGGGAAGTAAATTTAGAAAATATTCTTTTATCTACATGTCCACAAGAAAATAATATTTCTAATTTTTCTCCCACTCCATCATATTTGTCTGATATTAATTGACAATTTCTGCTTTCTATATAACTTTTAACATATTCATAAGTAAATTTTTTCATTTTATCCTCCTGAAAATAACTCTCCTGATAAAGATTAATAGAGGAACAACTGTTCAGGAGTACAGCATAAGGGAGCGACCCCGTTCCTCTATTTTCTCACAAAAATATTTTAATACATTTGAAACAAACCAGATAATATTTCCCAATCGTCATTTTTGTTATTTTGTTCTTTCAATAACCATTTATCAAACTCTGTAGATATTACAAAATTGCAGTAGCTCACAGCACTATAGCGATCCTTATAACAACCAGATTTTTCTATTAATTTTATCTTATCTCCAACAGGTTTTAAATCCAAGTTAATACATTCACTAACAAATAAACCCACATTTACATAAGGATTCAAAAATCTAGCATATGTATCACTATCTCCGGCATCTTTTGTAAATTCTGGAACAGATTTTATAAGGTAATCTTCAGCGTCCCCTTCTGCTATTAAAAACTTCCATAATTTTTTCTGCAATGATATTTTTAAAGCCGTGGCTATTTGGCTATTTAATTCTTCACTAGCAGAAATAGGGAAAATTATAGGTAATGCGTTAAGTCCTCTAGTATGATTGTTGCGTAAATCTTCTCTAACTAAATCTTTTACCATAGTGTATTCTTCGCTAACAACTGTAAGCGGAGGATATGTAATGTCTCTCTCGTCGTCTATTGTGTTTTCACTAAGAGAATCAAAAACACCAATTCCAGATGTCTGAATGTCCAAGCATATAAAATCTGCTTGAAAATCATAAAATATTTCTTTAATTCTTTTGGCTTGTACCCCAACATGTTGTCCTTTGTGGCTTTCCATATAACATAGGTGTCTTTCATATCCACGACCAACTAAAGGAATAAGACGAACACAAGCAATAATAGAATTATCATTTGCTTTATTTTCTCTCGTAGCAACATCAACTGTGACGAATCTAATTTCCCCCTCTTCTTTTGGAATATCATATTTATTTTTTTTACTATTGTATTCCATTTCTGGTTGCGGATAAAAGGCTTTTTTTAAATTCCTAGGAAATAATCTTAGTGGAAAATAACTATGTCCACTAGAACCAGAAGGTATATTATAATATTCCATCTGAATTGTTAAGTCATCTGTATCGTCCATTTCGTCTTTAAGCATTTTCTCTGTTTTTATGCCATGGCGTAAAACAATTTTGTGATCAAATGCTAGAAAATTAGATGTTTCGTCTCCAGCAACCATTCTTTTTATACATGTCTTTACATAACTATACCAATACTCAGCAGTATACCAAGCAGATGTAATGAAAGAAATTGTCCCATCTTCTCGAAGTTCTTTTATGTCTTTATATTCTTTTAGCGTCATATAATTAGGCATTCTAACTTCAAGAAAAGGTTTAATGACTTGTTCTAATATTTCTTTAGGGACTAATCGACTTTCTTCAATGATTATATAATTCGCACGATTGCCTCTAGCAGATTCCGAACTTGGAACTGCTTTAATATTACTTCCGCAATGAAATTTTACTTCTGCCCCATTCGGGTTAATGGTGCAAGTATCTATTTCCCTCCATACATTAGAATATTTATGCCTTAATTCATCAATTTTGCCAATTATTAAAGATCCTTGTTTCAAGGTCTTCGAAACTGTGCAAATTTTAATTCCAGGATATAATATAGATAATGTCAATGCCCAAATAGCAATAATAAAAGTTTTGCTCGCTGCTCTTGCTGCTACAATGTAAGCCAATGTACTTTTTTGTAAAACCCATATCATCATAATTTGAAAAGGATGTAAGGTTATTCCAAAATAATCTCTGATCAAATAATTTGGATTTTTTCTAAAAAAATGGATCCACCTCTTTAATCGTTCTTTTCTTTCACCTTTAATCTCAGAACTTTTTATCATTGTCTTGGGTTGTACAAACATATTCTGAGATTCTATGTTTTTTCTTTGATCGTTCTTATATGGTCTTACACTTGTAGCCATAAAGATTCCTCGGAAAGATAGAACATCTTTGCCAAATATTCTTCTATAGATATATTTTTTTTCTCCGCTCTTTTTTTATATGCTCCATAAGACTTGAACGGAAGAGAACATTTGGAAAATATTTCATTCCAAGAATATATAGATATTTTATTAGTTTCTGAAAATTCAAGTATTTTATTGTCTTGTTTATTTTTTTTCATAAACATTTCAAAGCTTCCTTTTAATTCTATCCATAAATTTTCACTAGGAAAGAAAAAATCAGGAGTATATCTTCTATTATCTGATATTAAAAATGTTTTTGGCTCATAAACAATATCGGTATTTTTTATATGATAAAAATAATTCCAAAAAAATACTTCATAAGAAGAGGAACAACGAATAATATCATTATTCTCGCCATAAAAATACCACTTATGTTTAAACTGATTTTTATAAAGAAAATAAGTCTGTGTTGCAATTTTACTAGAATTTTCAATTCTATAACATCCACAACTAATTGTTGTTTTATTAATTAACTCAGATCTATCAATAACTTTAATTGCTCCACAATCACATTGACATTTCCAAAAAGTATGCCCCCCCTTAGAAGAATGATCATAAGATAAAACAACAAGTCTACCAAATCTACATCCCGCCATATCCTGGAAATGACCACAACTTTTTGATTTTCCAGAAATCAAATTATTTTCTAAAACATCTTTTTCAATGCCACAACTACAACGACACTTCCAATAAAAAAAACTAGATTCTTCTTTTGAAAAAGATAAAACCATCCATTTACCAAAAGTTTGTCCAACAAGATTATTAAGAAGTCTCATTTTCTTCAGACTCCTTATCAACCAATTCATCTACATCATCTTCGACTTCTACATTAAAATCTCTACTTTGAGTTACAAAATTTTTCAGTGGACGAGTTAGATATTTTTTAAAATAAAAATCTAATCCATCGAAATCCTTAAATAATTTTTTGTCTAAATAAAAGTCTGCTGGTTCAGTTTCTTCAATAGTTTTTATAAAAGAAGAAAAAGTTTCTTTTGCTTTTCCACTATTAGCTAAAGACGCTTTACTTGGATCAATACTTGCTGTTTTCATAAGATCTTGTAGAGTTTTAATTAAGTTTGCTCCAGGAGTATTGCCTCCGGTTCTGGCTTTACGAATGTCTAGTTCAGCAAAACAAATCTGTCTAAGCAAAGATTTTTCGCTAGCAGTATCGCTTTTATGCGTTTCTTCATATCTTGCTAACTCTGATTCCAAAAATTCATAATCTTCAAATACTAAATCTGGCCCCCAAAACTCTTTCAAATATTTATTAAAGTTTTGATCATCGGTTATATTTTCGTCAGTGCTTGTATCAATATTGCTCACCGAATTATCAAATGTTAATTGAATATCGGAATTTAAATTTGATAATGTGGATAACTTGCTTTTATAGATGCCAAATACTTGAATATCTGTTTTACCAGAACTCATAGCTTTTGAAACTTGTGTTTTTGTCGCTTCTACAGCATTTGGAACCCATGCTACGTTCAATATCTTACAAGTTCTCAATAATGCTTTTTCAAAATTATGTTCCATTGTATAAGAATTCTCATATATTTCTGCGCAACATTCTCGACAGATTGACATAAAACTATTTTTATCGAGGTTTAAATCTAAGGCCGAGTAGAATTCTTTACTACTTTTCGTTTTAGTGCATTTTCGACAATAAACCTGCAATTCGTCTACTTTATTTTTTCGAGGTAAAGATTTTACTCTCGCTTTTCTTTCCATTATTTTTATCATCTCCTATTAATATTTAAAAATATCTTGTATCAGAAATGATACAATTTGTACTTAGAGCCAATGGGAGGATTCGAACCTCCGATGTTTTTATTCCAACTTACAAGGTTGGCGCAATCGACCAGACTATGCGACATCGGCGTTTTATCCTATATAATATTATATAGGATAAAAAATATCTAAATTATCAAACACCATAAAACATCACTTTCATCGGGTTACTATATTATTAATTTCCCCTTCGCTGTAAAACTTCCGCTAACAGTCGTAGCATTGCATCGAACTTTACTTAACCCCGCAACAGGAACAGTCCATAATTGTTCAGCAATAGATATTGTTCCAGATCCTGTCGTACCCGTAGTCATATTTGTTCCTAACAAAGTTACATATCCGCCAATATCGGTTTTACCTTCAAACACAACCACTCTTGAAGCAGAATCACCAGACATCGGAGACAATGATACATAAACCTTAGATAAATTATCTACTTTTGGGGGAATATCCATTTCGCTACCACTAGTGACAAAACTAGCAGAAGATAAAAACTCAACATTACTAAAAACAGGCATATTGTAACCTCCTTATATTTTAAATTGAAATTCCTCCATAAGGAGGCTGATTTTTTATTTAATCTAAACGTTGGATATACGAAATATATCCAACCTCTGCATTAAATAAATTTATATTTTATTGTGTAACCCCATGAAATAGATATTTTATCGTATATCACAATATTTTATTCGCTTTTTTTATCAATATTTATATTTAATACCCTATATTTCGACAGTCCTACATCAATAAGACTATCTCTTTCAATTTGTGTTTCACATTTTTGGCACTTTATCCATTCCCAACCACCGTCTGCTATTCTTGTAATATCTCCACATTGAGGACATTCTACTTTCATAATGTCTTCGTCTGCCATTCTTTCAGCACGGCAAAAAGGACACTGGCAGTCATCGAATTCGTTAGGCCAATTCATGATCTCAATCTCAGGCAATTCTTTTATGCTTGTAATTTCAAAATCAGGCTTTTCTTTTGTTTCTTCATCTTCAAACGCATCTTCAATTAAACTTTCCGCTTCTTCTAATACCTCATAAAAACTTGATCCACCTAAATGAATTCTGTGATCTACCAATGCTCTTGCATTTTCTCTATCAAAATCATCAGGAAGTTCTGCGTCTTCTGGTATCTCTATTTTTTCTTTTACTACAAAATCGACTTCGTATATTTTCAATATGGCCTCATTTTATATATTTTGATACTGCCCACCCGACAGTATGATCATCATAAAGTATAACCTCTATCCAAATATATCCATCCTTTAATACTTTAGAGTCTTTGTTTGCCCATATAACTGTTTCATCTGGAATTGCACATATTTTTGTAGATTTTATACCAGGAGCAGTACGAATATTTAGTCCTGTTCCACCAGTATTATATACTTTTGTCAATCTATAAGTGTCTAAATCTATTTCATTAGTAGGAATATCCCCTATTTCTATACTATCATAGTGCCAATTGCAATCAACATTTTTAGATTCTACACCTAATTCTTTTCCTACAGGTGGTGTGCCCCATTGCCATATAGATTTTTCCCAACTAAATGATCCTCTAGTATCATAGTCATCATTATTTTCTGTATATTCGAAAGGATCAATATCTTTTGGAATTTCAGGATAAGCAGCTAACCACAATTCTCTTGTCCTTAACCAATCAGGTATAGGATAAAGTTGATATTTTAATATAGACCAATTTGTATAAAGTCCTGGATAAAATCCTGTTAGATTTTTTACTTTTTCACTAAATCTAAAAATAATTTCTAAAGAGTCTGTTCTATTTGGTGTATAACCAAAATTTTCAAAATCTAACCACAATCCTAAATTTCCATAATTATTCCCAAGTAAAGAAACGAAAAATTTAGCTTGTTCTTCTGGAGATAAACCTTCTTTTTTTCTAAAATCATAAAAGTGATAAGCACCTCGATTTAAACCCAAAGAATAAGAAGTATTCCAATTTCTTGAAAATTTAGCATCTATTATATTATTTTGACTGGCTTTAAAAATAAAACCATGTACACCATAATTTATAGCTTTTTGAAAATTAATATTACCCTGCCATGCGGATATGTCAATTATTAAGTTTTTTGTCATTTTTATTTTTTTATTGCTCCAATACCTTATCAGACAACGAAGCAAATCTACTTCTTTCATTTTTGTTTAATGTAACCATTCCAAATTCAATATCACCTTTAAGCGCTTCTGCCAATGCTCGAATACCATTGTCTTGTTCAAAAACCCCTTTATCACATTGACGAATATCCCCTTCAACGATTAAAATTGAACCTTCTCCTATCCTCGAAACCAAAATGGAGGCCATCTCCTTGGTCAAATTTTGCCCTTCTGACATAAATACTACGGAATTTCGATATGACCTACCTCGCATGAAACCAACATGATCTAACTTTATTTTTCCTGTTTCAATGAGAAAATCAAGTTGTGTTTCTTCTCCCAAAATATCTGCCAAAGGCATCGCCCAAGGTTTTAATTTTGCATTCAAATCCGAAGGAAGTGCGCCCACTTCAACGGAATTCTTTAATGGAACGTTATTTCGTAAATAGATTAGTCTGTCATACTTCGCATTTCTACCAGAAATAAATTCCATAGCATGGACTAAACTAACCATCGTCTTACCAGAACCAAATCCACCTATAACCAATTTCCCTGTTATAGAATGGTCTTGTAATAAATCAAAAGCGCATTCTTGTTCCAAATTACGTGGGGAAAACTTACCAAACATCATATTATTTATTTTTGAATATTTCAATGGAATGAATCCATTTTGTGTCCACTTTCCCTTATCAAAAATATTATCTTCTTTGTCTTTCAAAATAATATATTGATTCATAAATAATGTCTGGTCAATTTTGCCTTCATAAAATAAGGCTAATTTTTCATCATTTTCGTCTTTTTCAAAAACTAATTCTTTAATGCCGTTGTACAAATACACACCTCCGATGAGATTTTATTTTTACAACAACCTCCTTTGTTTAAGAATTAATCATTACACTATTATATTCTTCTTCTGAAATAATATTTAGTTTTGCTTTATATCCATAAAATTCTAAAGTAGCTTCATTATATGCGATTGCGGCTTCTATTTCATTATTAAAATAACCAAGATAAAAATGATCTTTATTAAAATGAAAATTAGAAACCCAACCAGAACCACATCTACAAACCCCGACAAAATTACTCGAAAGTTTTCTAGGAGTTGGTAAATTAGTATTTTTTACATATTCTAAATCAAAGTTCAAACAAGCACTTTCTCCCCAAAACTCTATAGCCATTTTATCATAGGCTAAAGCAGCATCAGATTCATTATCAAAATCTCCTAAAAATATTTTTTTGTTTTTCAATTTTATAGACGCTTCCCACTTTTTATTTCTCTTATGCCAATGAACCCCGACATATTTACTAGAAGTTTCTGAGTTGAAGGTTTTAATTCCTCTTCTAACGTGAGTACCTTTTCTGCTTTCTGACATTTTCTTTCTTGATTCTGTTGTAATTACTTTTCCCAAGTGAATTTTGCTGATTTTCAATCGAGTTTCTTTTGAGGCTATTTTCCCAAAATTTGGGTTATTTTTTCCTTTTGTGTTATTTGACATTTTCAGTCTCGTTATTTCAGAAATCTCGATAACATTTTCACCGCCCCTCGTCAAATTATATCCCTCGCCATCATCTATAAATGAATTAAAATAAGCAATCCAATAAATTTCCATATTTGAACAAGAAGATAAAGGACATTCTTGCAATATTTTAAAAATAAATGAACCCTCTCCATATTTATTCCAAGCGTTCTGAAAATAAGAATTGTGATGTTTTCCTTTTCTTAAATAATATAGATGTTCCTTTTTTCTTCTTCTAATAAAGTTAGAATATCCGATATATTTTTTATTGTTTATCGTATTTTCAAAGCAATAAATGCCACTAATTACTTCCATATTCCTCTGATTTCCTTCTCTCTGATGTAATATAATAAACAACGGTCAGCCGTCAGAGTCGGCTTATCAAATGGATCATGACTCCATTTTATCCCGTTGTTTTTATATGATAAACTATTCTATTCCACAACAATATTCATTATATCTGTTATACCATATTCCTTATCAAAAATAAAACATTGAGTTTTCTTTTCTGTTTGCACATATCCTTGTTTATTAGTCCATCTTGACCAACCAGAGATTGTAGGTAAGCGATAAATTTCAAGAAATCCCTGTTTATCATATACCATTGCTTGATGTAAATGAGCTAATATCCAGTACATGTGAGTAGAATTACTCCACTTATCTTTTGCTTCAGTTGTAATTATTTCCAATGATCTTTTAAGCGGAATATCGTGAGATAAACCAATAAGACTTTTTCCATATTGTAAATATGTACGAGGCATAGCCGTTGCATTGATTTTTACGTTTTTATCATCTTTATAATAAAATTGTACCATCCTCATAATACCATACATACTTTGTTCATCGTGATTGCTATAAACGGAATAAACATCTATTGGGGCATGAGAAATTAACGAATTAATAGTTTTTATAATAATGTCAACGGCAGAATCTGTCATCTCGTACCAAAAAAGGTCTCCGTCTTGGGGAGTACCCTTAACTGTTGTCCCTGCAATATTATCACTATTCAAAAAATCATTTCCCAAAATGAGATTTATCTTTTCAAACTTTTCATTATTAATTCTTGCTAAAATTTGAGAAATAACTTGTTCACAACGATCTTTTGCTATTTGAATATTATATTCATTTCCACTGGTTTTATCAGTCGAGAGCAATCCGAGATGAAGGTCAGCAATGGGAAGAAATAACATTTTTCCATTTTTTACATAATTTGGAGTATAAGAAAAATGTGTAAGATCTTTTTGTGTTAAATTTTCAAATAATTTATCAAGATTTTTTTCAGTCCATTTTTCTTTTTTCTGTTTAAATTTTACTGTGATGTGATACATTGGGGCAATAAGTAATTTGCCAGAATCCTCAACATCACCTTTTGTTACAGATCCATTTTCAACATGCCAATCAACTTTTCTATCCCTACGGTATCCTTCGCTTGTATGAACCTCAAAAGAATCAACTTCCCATAAATTTAAGTCAATATTAAATCTTTCTATAATATCATCTTTACTTAAGATTCTTTCAGAAGCACAAATAATATTAATAAAATCTCGACCCTCTTTATAAGTAGAACTCTCTTTTGTGGAATTTGTATTTTCAGTTTGCTCTGAATCTTCATTATCTTCAAAAGATTCAATTATTAATTTTTCATGTACTCTACGAAACGAACTTCTTAATTGATCACCAGAATTATATCCTTCAGATAAAGCAATTTCATTCCACGAACGATCATCTTTCTTTTCATACTTTTTTAGGCATATATCGTACACTCTAGTTTCCAAATATCAATCTCCTTAATAAATTCTCACGATTGGTGATAATTTTAACCACGCCCTTAATAAAGATAAACGAATAATTGAGGGGGCCAACGCCAAATTGCAACCGTAAACCAATAGTCTAACAGTTTAATCTTCGTCATAACCTTGTTTGACAATATTCCTCAAATCTCCCGCTAATTTAAATCTTACAGATTCTGTTTCTGGAATAAATATTTTCTCCACCTTTCCTTTTATTCCCTTAGTAGGTTTATTGCCCTCGTGTTCTTTGGTTACTATATATTTCAATTCACCAAAACCTCTTACAAAAATTCCTTCTCTATTCGCTATAGATTCTCGAAAAACTTCAATAAGAGAATCTAACATTGCTTGTGTATCTGCGAATGTATATCCACATTTTGCTCTCACTTTATTGATTAAGTCGTCTTTATAAAGCATTATTAATATCCTTTTATATATTATTTATAAATGGTATAATATACCATAGTAAAGAAAAGTGCCCCTAAATTCGTAAAATTTACCTTTTATCTCTTTTTATAGCACTTATCTTGCTCTTTTTTCACAATTAAAGCACATTCTACACAATATTTCTTTTTCTTATTTTCTTGTTTCAATGTTTTTTTACACCTTTCACAAAATTTTGGCAAATAATCATGTAGTTTATTCATATTTTCTACAATAATTTCAGGAGGAGAATTATTGTCAATAATGCAAATTTCCCAACTTTTTACACTCAATTCTGTGGCAGAAATATATCCATTTTCTGCATCTAAGAAATGTTTCATTTTTTTAATATCATTTTCTGCCATGCTTATTTTGGAAATTCTAATAATCTCTCTCATAGATTGATTACAATAATATTTTTCATTATCCTCATATTTCAATTTTTTTAAAGTTTTGTTTTGTTTGTAGTTTTTTGCCAATGCAATCATTATGAATAAAACTTTAGCATATTTATAAGGTAATTCTCTAATTATATCCATTTCTGTTGTTGTTATTTCTACAGAACTGCAAGTTCTAAGATTGAATTTTTTAGCAATATTTATTGCATAATTAATTGTATCTCTATGAATGATTTCATTAAAATTTGCACTATTTTTCTTACAAAATTCAACTAATTCTCTCTTTAGTTTTGATCCTATTATACCTATAGAAAAATAATATTTCGCTAGTACTGCTATCTCATATTGTGTAATTGTTCCCGATTCAAATCCGTTTTTTAAAATATCTTGTGCTTTTTCTAATTCATCAAAAGTTATTTTTCGATGAGATGTCACAAATTAATCCTCACAATCTCATATTTTGATCCCATATAATTAATGTATCCATTATCGGATTTTATGGGTATTATGAATTTTCTTTTTGAATATTCCTTTAATACTTCGACTAAATCATCTCCGAATACATCTAATAAAAACGATGATCCAAATTCACTCGCCCAATATACAATTTCATCAGAAAACGTTACAATAGAATCGGCTTGATTCCTCAACCATTGCATCATATCTCGAAAACCAGAAGAATTAGAATGATAATTTATTTGTCTTTTATACTGTCTGTATTTAGAAAATAAATTTTCAATAACAACTCTGTTTTTTTCTTTATATTCAATATTATTATCAACAATGATCTTGAAATCAAACGATTTTAAACTATTATTTTTTTTCAATTCTTTTATTTGCGATTCCATATGATGACATATTTTATTCATCACACAATCAGAATCAAGTAATTTACCAAAGCGATAATAATTATTAATAATTCGGTTTTCTTCGTCTGTCTGATTGTTTTTATTTATGATATAATTTAAGTTACCATCAAATTTAGATTCACAATAATTATTGTAAGTTTCTAATCGTTCTTTATACTCTTTTTCGTAATTTGGATATAGATATCTGAAAAAATAAGGTCTCTTATCACAAATAGTTCTATGATGTAATTCTTTTAAATGTAGTTCTTCTGAAGTCTCATTTCCCGTTATTTGTTCCCATTTTGTCCAATATCTAGGCACGTCCATGGTTTGAATACCTTTAGCACGGTCTATTTCCATAGACTGAAGACAATTACATATTTTTAGGCGATTTAGAATTTCGTTATATTCTTCAGAACCTTCTTCAAACTGTGAAAGCATAGCAAAATATTCTGTTCCAAAGTTTGTATAAAGCCCTATTCTACCTTTAAATGTTTTAATGTCATATTCCCAGAGTTCATCCTCACTAATAATTTTCTTTTCTGCTGACTTGCGATCATACATGGGCGGTAGAAAATCTTTTTCAGTATAGGCACATTCAATAAATTCTTTTTGATCCGTTGTCAATAAAATGTCACCATCAAAATCACAATTGCTCATTTTCATTGCATCTATGCCATAAATATTAAATACAATTCCTGTTTCTAAATATTTATACCAATATTGTAAATCATCATTATTTTTTAAATTTAATAAATTGCTTTCTGAACGAAATGTCATTGGACTACGTATAGCACAAACTTTTGAAATATTTTTGTTATTCCAATATTGACAGAAGCTTTCTCCTAAATTTAATAATCCTTTGGGCTGTAAACCTATAGCCCATTCTGCTTGAGCAAATGGATCTGACGCAAGAAATTGATAGTTGCCATTAAGAAGCAAAACACCCAGATAACTTTCTTTTATTTTTTTATTTATTAGTCTTTGAATTTTACTTTGAATTTGCTTATCATTAATAAGTTTAGGTTCCAACAATAAAGATTGCAATAAAGGATTGTCTAATTTGTTAAACCAATCTTCGCCAACTCTATCTTTATCAACATCTCCCATAAGAAAAAGGGTAGTATAAATCCAATCTTCTCCGGCAATATTGTTAAACCAATCAATTGTTTTTTTACATAGATTTTCAATTTGTTTGTCTGTTTCAATTTTCAAATTCTGGAGATATTGATACGTACTAAAGCAATAATTTTTCTCAGAAGAAGGCTTAATACTGCATCTAGATATTCCCCATGAAAAATCTAATTCTTGGCATTTTTGAATATATTCTTCTGTGCTCTTATAAGATTGCCACATTTTAAACTGCGAGGCGGAAACGATTGTGTCTATACTGTCAATATTATATTCTTTGCCATAAATATCTTTTATAATATTAATGTTATTTTTTCGTGCCAATTCATGAAAGTCAAATGTTACTAATAATCCCTTTAAAAAACCAGCCCTTACTATAAACTCAGAAGGTATATAATCAATTTGTAATTCTACCCCCCATAGTCTTGATCTTTCGGGACTTACGAGTCCTTGTCCGTCAAATAAATTATAGGTAGTATTAATTTTTTCAGGGTAAACAAAAGGGTCTTTCGTCTTATCGCCGGTATCATGTAAAAAATCTACATCTGTCAGTCTTTCAATTTCACAATCAGGTATAACTACAAATTTTGGCGTAGAGACTCTAAGCGTAGATGAACTGGCTAAAGCTAAATATGCAGAATATTTATTAGGAACTAGAGGAATAGTATTATCCCTACCACAGTTTAAGAATTTTTGCAAATCAGGATATATTTCTTCATTCGCAAAAAGAACAGTGCTTCTTCGTGCCATACCTGCTCCGACAAGTAATCGGACATATTTCTTACCATTAATCCAAATTCCACCCTTATTAATAATAGTTCTATAATGCCTACTGTCATCAAATTCTATACTAATAATATCTTCTATATATAGAAATTTATCTAATTGCTCATTTATAAAAGTATTAGATTTTCTTTTTTTCTTTTTTCTTATTATCTCGTCTACTTCTGATTGATTATAATCTATTCCTCTGATTCTTTGAATTGCACGAATGAGTTCACTATTTCCAATCCTCACTATTTCTTGATTTTGTCTACCAATATCCAATGTTATTTTTTCTATTTTATAATTGCTCTCTCGTAATCTGCTACTTCTAAACTTTAAAATAAAGAATGATTGCAATTTGTTCAATAGTAGTGTTTTCTCCTTTATTTATTTTTTTTAATGTTCATAAAATATTTTATTATTATCACCTCATATTAAATTTTTAATATTCTCCGTCACTATAAAAACAATAATTCCAATTCAGACTTCCATCCAAGTATTTTCGATAACTCATTTCTTCCCAAAAAACTTCTGCACTATCATTTTTATAAGTATCTTCTTCTATAAAATAAGGGCATTCGTTATAATCAGTTATCCAATCTTCGCAATTATCTCGGAATACACATTGTCCCCCTTGACAAATTTCTATTTTTCGTTTATACTTCGTGTTATAACTTATCATTTATCTTTACTTTTTACACCTCCTTTACTGCTATTATTCACAGGATAAATCATTGTCTATCCATTCATCAAAAAATTCTAACACGGTTCTTAAACTTTTGTTTCTAAATATACAGGTATATCCACTATCAATATTCGATTGTTGCAATATATATTCAAATAGCGGAACATCTCGATATAATAAAAACATCTTATCTTTATAACCTATAATAGCACCTTGATTTAATATTTTCGTTAAAACATCTTCGTTCATTATCCTTTCCTTTTTTATTTTTTATCTTTTGAAAAATCTTCTTATTCTTCTTCTCTCACGAAGAGGCAACCAAATGCCGTTTGAATTAGAACGAGATTTATCACTGATAGATTTTCTATCACCAGTTGTATCATTTTGTATGTTATTTCCAAGTCCCGCTATTATTAGCACACCTACAATTGTTACTACTATTGCAAAAACGCATTCCATAACGTATATGTCCTTTCTTAGATTTTTAATTTCTATAAAAGTTTATCATACTTTTGCGATTTTGTCAAGGGTTAAAAGAAAACTCGTTTTAATAAAAATGGGAAATTGGTGGTAGTTTACCCTTGACAGATTTAAAAAAGTATGGTATAAATATAAAAGAAACTGGACTAGATTGTGCCAGATCAGCACAATGACGAAATGGCGTATGTCTCCGCGTCAAGTCCAGTATTTTATTTTTGGAGATGATTTATTATTTAAATAAAGGAGAAAGAATTAGATGCAAACAATTGAAGAAAGAAATTTTATTAAAATTATAGATTCTCCCACAGGAACAGGTAAGACGACCTGGGCATTTAATTATATTAAAAGTTTACCAGATGACAAAAAAGTTATTTTTATTACTCCATTTTTAGATGAAATAACAAGAGTAATAAAAGATTGTCCAGAGAAACATTTTGTTCAACCTGAAAGAAAATATGGATCAGGAAGAAAAGAAAAACATCTTTTAAAATTAATTCGTGCTGAAGAAAATATTGCAAGTACTCATAGTTTATTTTCTAAAATTACAGATGAATTAATCACAGCATTACATGCATCAGGATATATATTAATTTTAGATGAAGTTTTTGGGGTTGTTGAAAAATTTGATATGTGGGAAGATTTTCAATATATGTCAAAAGAAGAAAAAGATGAACTTACTAAAAATAATTTAAAAACATTATTTGATAAAGGTTTTATTACAACAAAAGATGATTTTTTAGTAGAATGGATAGATAAAGATAACCCTCTTGATAAATATAGAGGAGTAAAAGAATTGATTGATAGAGGATTATTATATCTTATTAATGGTACATTATTATTATGGACTTTTCCTGTAGAAGTTTTTCAACCCGGAATATTTGAAGAAATATATATTCTTACATATCAATTTGATTATCAATTACAATCTTATTATTATAAATATTTTAATATTTCTTATTCTAAATATCATATAGAAACTATTAATAATGTTTTTACAATAATTGAGACTATTAATAATAATTATGAAATAGAATGGATAGAAAAAATAAAACCTCTTATTACAATTATAGATAATTCTAAATTAAATAAAATAGGAGATTATATTTCTACAATGAAAGGAATTAATAAATCTGTATTATGTAAAAATTGGTATAGAAATAATACTGGAGAATTTAATAGAATTCAAAAAAATATTATAAATTTTTATACCTTTTATGCTAAAGTTCCTAGCACAAAAAGAATGTGGACATGTTTTCTTTCTTATAAACGAGATATAAAATGTTCTAATATTTCTTTAAAAACTTGGGTTGCTATGAATTATAGAGCTACTAATAAATTTAAAGGTAAGACTGCTTTGGCATATATGTTAAACCGATATATTAATCCATTCTTTATATCTTTCTTTAATAAAAAAAATATTGAATTGAATCAAGACGGATTTGCTTTAAGTGAAATGATTCAATGGATATGGAGATCTGCTATAAGAGATTATAAACCTATAATAATTTATATTCCTAGTCAAAGAATGAGAACTTTATTAGAAGGTTTTCTAAATCAAGAGAGTGTTGCAATGGAAGTTATATCTCAACCTATAGATCAACCTATGGAAATTTATGAAGATGATTTATAAATAACGATCCTGCAATGGAAGCAAGGTTATATATGGCTTACAAAATGATTTTATTGAAATATAATAATGAAAGTCCATAAAAATCACTTTTTGTATATACCAAATATATAGATAACTGGCAATCTTCCTTAAAAGAGAATATTAAAAATCCATAAAAATTATTATCTATATTTCTTCTATTATTATCCTATTAATCACAGTAGTTTCCTAACGGAAACGTCTATTAATTAATAAAAACGAATAGCTAACGCTATTCGTTTTTATTTTTAAAACAAAAAAAGACAGGAAAGAGCGCCTGTCTTTTTTTGTTTTTTAACAAATTAATTTATTTATTTTTATGTAGAAAGAAGAAGAATAACTTTATACCTATAACCTTATCTATAACCTTATAAATATATAAATTTTTATTAATTATTTATTATTTTTATCGAGAAAAGGATGATTTTAGATATTTTTTGTGGTTGTCGGATAGTTATTATATTTGATATGTATAAGGTTGAGTTTATAGTATAAAGTTTGATTTTTATAGAATTATGAGTTTTTGTAATTTATATTTTTGATATAGATTGATGATAACGAATATGAGATATTTTTATAGGGTTAGGGGGTTTTTATAGGGATTTTATAGAGTTTGGATTAAGGATAAGGTATAGGGATAAGGTGTGTGAGTGGAAGTGCTACCAAGCTTTATTGGTAGTCTGCCGGTCTTGAATTTGTAAAGTAGGGGAGGGTTATTTTATATTTTTGATATTGATTATATTAGTATAATCGTATGCTGAATGTCAGTTAAGGCCATCAGGAGCGATTCTAAGGGCTATAGGGGATAAAATAGGGTATAAGGTATGGATAGTGTTGTTTTAGGGTAAAATCGAGTAACAAGGTGATTATCAGGGAAGTATTATACATAGATAATCATCTATATAACAATGTATAATACATTATACTTAATGTATACTATTCTTTACATTATATAAATAATAAGATAATAATTATCACATATAACCTTAACCTATTCCTCAACTATACCTTAACCTATTCCTCTACTCTTATATCCATCTCAACAACAAAACCTTAACCTTAACCTATTGACATTACCTTAAAAAATTGTTATACTGAAAATATCTTATTCATGCAATCAGACACACGAAAGGACAAGACATCATGATACAAACATTTGTTATTCATAATAACGGCGAAAACGCTCATAATCGGGATGATAAAGAATGTGTTCCTATGGGGATATATTCAAGGGAAGACGACAAACGATTTTATTTCACTGCTCCCAAATACAATTACGACACAGATCAAATTGAAATGATTGAATATTCCGTATTGAAACAAGATATTCGCTGCCATAATTGGGATGATAATGGACTCGGATTATACCCGGTATCCTGGACTAAAGAAATTGACATTCATTCAATTTCTTTATCTCACTTCCTGGACGCTAATTATTTTTACTCTCATGTTTTATATCGCCTTGCCGATACCTTAAATCTGTATAGTTCCTGTGAGATGGATAATATCTATTTTCTCTATAAACGTCATGGAATCGAATACACTTTGAGAATCATCGATCTTTTGAAATATTCTGGTAAGTCGAATTTCACCAATAGTTTAAAATCTCAGGTTTTGACTTGGTTATGTGTTGAGGACACAGAGCACAAATATACAAAACCGTTATCTGACAAACAATTTATTTCAATGACCAAATTTGACCGTGAAAATATTATTCGCCGGTCACGCTATGGTAATGACTATTAAATCAATTTCAATCAATTTTTCAATCAGACTTGAAAGGACAAAAATATTATGACAACCAATTTGACTAAACAAGATTTAAAATGTCTCAAGAATTCTGATTCTATTTGTTTTGACTGGAATAATAATTCCGGTCAAGAGGAATCTCAAATAAGATGTAATCGCAACGGTTCGAAAACCGATACCGGTTTTGAACAAACACACTATATTAAATGCGATTCTAGATTTGAAATTTATGTAGATAAAGAAAACAACAAATACCAGTCAATGACATATACAAAACCGGTTCATTGTTTCGGTTTTGAATCATCACCAAGATATAATAATGTTTGGCAGTCGATTTTATCAAACATTAAAGAAAATGATTCTATCGTCCTGGACTGGAAATCATGTTCAGATGGATATTTGAAAGGCTGCTCATGTACGGTACAATCTGACAACGGTTCATACATCGCCCGTGATGAAAGGATTTATAAAGATGATTTATATATCACGATAATAAAATCAACCGGAAAACGATTAACTTTTCATCTTGAAACTTCGATTTGTCCTAATAATTCAGCTCGTATGATTAAGATGTATTAGGTTATTCTACTAAAAATAGGTCCTGATTATACCGGTCAGGACCTATTATTTAAAGTATCATCATAGAATAAATTCTACAATGCCCAAAGAATCAAAAAAATAAGAGCGAAATTGAACGGAATATAAGAAAAGGTAAAATTATACGATAACGATAATAAAGCGAAAAAATAGGCATTCTGTAAGGTAATTTAAGATTACAAAAAAAATAAAAAAATAGCATAATTTTTTAAAATCTGATAGGATGTAAAATAAACTTTACATCCTATTTTATTTTATACTTGACTGGGTAACAGGTAACAGAATTTAGTTCAGGGTTGAGAGAGATTTTAAAAAATATGGATAATTTTTTAAATAAAAATAACCTAATAAATTATTAGGTTATTTTTATTATCAGACTATAAAAATATTACTTCATTTTTTACCCTCCAATTTTACGACCTGGCAGCGACAAAAACTGGTGTTCTGTGAACAAATTTTTTAATAACTTTATCTCCATTATCCTTAGTTTTTTCATCCTGTATAATAACAGGTAATTTAATTCCGTGTTCATGTAATCGCACTATAAAACCTTGTGCTTTCCATCGATCAAAAGTAAAAACATCAACATATGGAATACATCCGCACTTTAATACAGATTCTACAATAGCGGTATTTTGCTCTGAAAAATGATTAAAGGTTTTCGCTTGCGTTGCACTCATAATAACTTTTTGTTTTTTGGTGGTGGTGGTGGTGGATTGTAACATGATTTTTTATCCTTTCAGTTATTAAATTTTGATTTTATACTTTATGTTTCAATAAATTACTTCCATCATCAAGAGTAATATTTTTAAGTTTTGTTCCGTTCCAATAATAGCACTCTGATAATTCACTTGAATTAATTTGAGATTTAAATACCGCTCTTGACCAATTATCTTGACCAAAAAACAAGTGTGTTCCGCATGTCCTTACAATCCAGATAAAATGATCATTATAATCATGGTTCGCCAATTGATTTAAATCATGAAAGGTAAAATCAGCATGATAATGCTTTACAATTTTTTCAAATTTTTCATTCATAGCATTATAAGCAGGATGATTTTTAGCATTAATTAAATCTGATTTTAGTTTTTTGAGATTATCCTTAATCATTTTTTTAGCATTCTTTAATGATACTTCACTAACATATTGTTCCGGTTTTCCAGTCCATCGCGCCAAAGTATCTTTTAAATCCATCATGATTCTATAATGGATATCTTTAATTTTTAATGTTTCATATTCGAATTCAATTGATACTTCCAATAATTGATTATTACTAGAAATATCCTTAATTACAACGCAATCGTAATTTTTATTTATTAATTCATAATCTTTTTTCATGATATTTTATCCTCTTTTTTTGTTTGAATTAGATATAACCTTATTATAGTGATAATAAATTATTTGTCAAGTACTAATTTTTCAATTTTATAATTCTTTAAGATTGCAATCATTTATTATCATCTCTTCATATAATACTAAAATCTATTATTAATTATTATCACTATTCTATTAAAAATCCAAAAATCGCCTAAAATAACCTTATCCATAGCAAAATACCTAAACACTATATGGCCGGCTTTAAAACGATTCCAGTAAAGCGATTTAAGGTTGTTCTATTTTAGAAAATTACATTAATAAAATAGTTTTATTAAGAATAGATATAAATAAGCACTAAAATTATAATTATCATACAAAATATTGTATATAGAACGTTTATTCTTAATAAAACGATTTTCGTTTCCTTGTCGATCATGCGGGAAAATTGGTCAAAAAATTTAAGGTTGTTCTATACAATATTTTAAGATATCTAATGTTATTTTAATGTATAATGTTTTGAATATGTTATAATCAATTATCAGATTAAATCAATCTAATAGACTGGAGAGCAAAAAATGACTATTGAAACATTGACTCAAATTTTATCCGTTGTAATGATTATCGTGGTTTTTGGCTTGATTACAATCATCCCGATGATCAGTACTGATATTCGATAACAAAACTTAAAAAATAGTTGACTATTTTTTAACAACGTGGTAAAATAGTATCACAATCAAAAATCAATCATGGGAGATTAAACAGAATGAAAATGACCAAATTAGCAAAATATTTAAATACTAAAAGAATTGTCAGAATGCTAATGAAAAATCAGCATGATAACGGAACACTGGAATTTACATTCGATTATGATCATTATAATCAGTTATATTTTTGGATGAGCGACTGTGACCGGAACTTAATTAAATACCAGATCTTAACAGAATCAAGGCGTGGAATCCTCAAGGAATCATAATTAATTGTAGTGTTTTATAGGTGATACTACTTAACAGATTATCGCCTATAAATCAGTATGATTAATCTTGATCATACATTAACAAATAACGGAGCATGAATCATGTATCAATTAGTTAAATTGAATAGTAGAAAATATGCCATATATGATACCGTCTCAAGAGTGTATTATTATGGTAAAAAGAAAAATTTGATTAATCGACTCGCAGAACTAAATAAAAAAGGATAACAAAAAATGAAAATCAAAAGATGGTTATCTGATAACAAGGAACTGAAAAAATACAATCTTAAACGCGCCCGGAAAAACAAAGTACAACGGATGGAATTCTTAACAAAAATTGTAATTTGATTATATCATTATCCATATATACCAGTTTAACAGACTGGTATATATCAATAAGGCTATAATCTGATAGTCTGATAAACAATAAGGATAAAATATCATGAAAAATTTTTATGTATATAAGAAAAATTTCAAGGTTTATATCCTCATTAAAGTTATTGAATGCCGGTCTGAAAGTGAAGCATATAACAAATTTTCATATTTAGATGATGGATCAATAACTAACAGAATAATAATAAAAACAAAATTAATGACTGGTTTAAATGTAGATAATGGGGATTATAAAGAATGATACCAAATTATCGTATAACCCATAAAACCGGCTCATGCCGGTCTGGAATAGACTTAACAGGCACTATAACGCACGTGGTAATTAATAACAATTCATTATGTGGTAATAACCCAAATAAAAAATCTAGTTGGTCGGAATATGATGATCAAATAATAACATGCAAAAAATGTATAAAAATTCTAGCAAGTATAACAGGCGGTTAATAATGGATAACAATTTATACAACGAACTAAACGAAAAAATCAAAAAATTAAACTATAAATATGCTGTAATCTTGAATAACAAACCATATTTATACTATAAAAAATCTTTAAAAAATGTAATATATCTTGAGACAATTAAAAAATCTGGTAATTACCACGAAAAAATTACCTATAAATTAACAAATGATAATTTAACGGTGGTGGTCGGTGGTGTGATGATATGGAATATTGAATTAGTTAATCAGTGGACTAAAGAACATCAGGACGGCTTAAACCATGAATAACAAACCTATAACAGATAAAATTATCTCATTATGGTTTAACGGTTATTCTATTAACAGGATCGCAAACCGGCTAGATTGTACTATTGAATTAGTTAATCAGGTGGTAGAATCTGAAATATATCATAACAATAATCAAGAGGTGGTAAAATGAAATACTATTATTATATATCTGGTAATAAGGGCATGACCTCAAGCGGTTCGTTTACTGCTGATCGTAACAGGTGGATAACCTTTAATGAGAGTGAAATTAAGACAATAGGAACTAACAAACCTTATAGCGCAACTAGAACCGGCTTATTTATTCTAACTTCAAAATACATATAACAGAACTGATTAAAAAATTGACTATTGACACGGTTTAAATATCGTGTATAATCATTAACAGATAACAAAATATAGATAACAAAGGATAAAACAAAATGCAAATTAATAACAGTGGCTTAAACTTCGATAACACTAATAGAGTACATATTCTAGCTGAGTGTATGGACATTGTAGGAACCTGGGACAAGGCTCCATCAGGTAAAGAAAAACAACTATATAGTATAGGCGATAAAATTGAGAGTCTTGACACTGATACTTTTAAGACTGGCACAATAGGAATTATTAAACAATTACACGTTGACAATGGATATTATCATTATTATGCTGGTGGTGTTTGGCACCGTCAAAAAGATATTAAAAAGGTATAACAGAGGTTAAACAATGGATAACTTAAAACCAAACTTTAGACCATCGATGGGATCGCGTTTTGAAACAAAAATCAATAACGATATTGTTATTGTCAATGAATTAGTATCTTTTATACCTGATGTAACAATCGAATGCAAACCACCTTATATTAAAGGTGAACAAGATTCTACATGGGTAAGATATCGTAAAGGTAACAGACCAAAAAACAAAGAAGACTGGCAAAATGTATTGGGCATGAGAATTCAAACAATGCTATAAAAATCACTTAACAGAAGGATAAAACAAAATGACAATCGAACATATACCAGAAAAACATAATTATTATATTGGTCAATATCGAATTGTACATATCGCTAAAAAATGGCGTATATGCACCAAAGACCCTGTAATATATGGCAAGTGGAATTTTATCAATACAATCGAATACAACACGGATGAAGACGCTATAAACGACTTGCCAGAATTGTAGAACATATATTCTAATAAAATACTCATTTTATTAGCCTGATATACTCGTTCAGGACCTACGGAGGATCAAAACCATGCAAAAAATATCATACAATGACGGGACCTACACAATAAAGTTTAATAATGATACTGATAAAAGCTATCCGTGGTATGTTATTTCTAACTCATGCGGGCGGATTATTTCAAGCTGGAAGACAAGAAAAAAAGCAATGCTGGCTATTGGTCAGTATAAAAAAGAAAAAAGATTTTAAGTTAATGTTCTATGTTTGTTCTATTGTAATTATATCGTAAAGTGATATAATTATTATAGATTAACAAATGGAGCGGAAAATGTATAATAAAGAATTAGAAGACCTAAAAAACAAAATAGACGAAACACTAAAAAATGCATTACCAAAACGAACTCACTTAAAAAATAAACGGTCTGGTAATATTGCAACAATTACTGATGTTTTCCCTACTCTTGATGAGTCTACAAATTGGGTATCAATTCCTGGATATCATATTTGTTTTTTTGGTATGAGATACCAATATATCAATCATAACGACCTTAACAAATGGGAAATAATAACAGAACAGGAATATGAAACAGCATTTAATCAGTATTATTATGGGAAGGATTAAAAAATGACCGCTCAAGAACTGCTTAAGAATCTAAACGATAAAAAAGAATCTATGCTTATTAGAACGGGTCAAATGTCAGTTTTAAAAGATGGTATTACCCGTGAACAAATGCAAAAAGTTTATATCGCTATTCAAATTATAGAGACTGCAAAAAGTAATTTTTATTATCCAAAATATCACATTAACAGAATTTCAATAGCTGACCACTGGATTAAACAAATTGAATCCGGTTTTAATAGATATTCTTTTTCTGGCAAAAGTAAAGATGTAAAATTATCAAATGGAACAGAAGAAATTATTATCCGTGATCGAATTGCAAAAGATTTTATTATCCTATTTTTAGAACAGGATTTCTAAAAATGATCGAAGAATACCGAATAACCCATAAAGAAGGCAGATGCAGAACGGGATCAGACTTAACAGGAAGTATAACCCACATTGTCATTAATTGGCGTGCTTTATGCGGCAATAATCCTGGTAAACATTCTGGCGGTTGGTCAGATTATGACGATAAATTTTTAACTTGTGAAAAGTGCCAAAAGAAGTTAACTAAAATGGGCGAACTAGAATTATTAAAACAGGTAATAAAATGATATATACTTCTTATTTTGCCCATATTAAAAAATTAGATAATCAATATACTAATTTAATTAGTATTGCTAGAAAATCCCCCGACTGGTTTAAAGGCCGTGAATATAAAAAACTTGCGCCCTCTTGGGATATTCTCATTCAATATAAAAATTTAATGCCAATTGGAAGAGAAAAAATATACACTGAACGGTTTTATAATGAAATTCTATTCCCTTTAGACTTGCAAGTTAATATTATCATTAAAGAACTTGGCGAAAATCCGGTATTATTATGTTATGAAAAACCAGAAAATTTTTGTCATCGTTTTTTAGTGGCTGAATGGCTTATAAATAAAGGGTTTGAAGTAAAGGAAATATAGAACAATTGTCCCATGAAATCAGTCTTTCGTGGGGTAATTCTCTAATCTTATTTTAATGTATAACATGTAGAATATGCTATAATAGTATTGTAAGAATAAATCATCCAATCAGACAAAAAAAGGATAAAAAAATGACTACCAATCTTGAGAATAAAGTAAAATCAATTTGTAAGGAATATGCTAAAGAATACGACTCAGGCATGACTGGATTTATGTCTGATCTTCAGCAAGGTGGATGCCAGTCTGGTATGATCTCAGAATTGATTTATTATTCTGATACCATGAAGTTTTACAAAAAATATCAGATCGAAATTAACGATTTACTTGCTGAAATAATCGAAGAAACTGGAAGTAATCCCTCAGGCCTTTTCGGTGATAAGTGGGATAAATCCGATCCCCTGGCAGTAGAGGAAGGTAATCAGAACATTTTAGCGTGGTTCGCGTTTGAAGAGACCGCTAGTCGGTTGTTTGACAATAATTAGATTTTATCCTGATATATAAGGGATTATATGTATAATCCCTTAACATGAGGATATAATCTTATCAGACTAAAAAAGGATAAACAAAAAATGAAAATTACATGGACAAAAGATTTTAAAGATTCTATGTATTCTTCTCATACTGGAGTTGATGAACAAGGAAATATTTACCATGAGTCCGCTAATATGGAAATTGTTAGTGTCGAAACTTTAGACGGGAAACATGGTATAGGCTGGACTGCTGAAGAATCATTAGAAAATGCCAATAGAGAATAAGAACTCAAACAAGAACAAATTTACTTAACAGTCAACCGAAATTCAATCAGCGAAAGGATTTATAATGGAACAAATAATAGTTTTATTTTGGTTGAACACTGATAATTATAGAGGTCTTCTAAAAACAAAAGAAGGAAAGACTTTAGAAGAACAGTTGCGACAATACGAAAAAGATCACGGAGATAATCCTAATAGTATTATTGGGATTTATGATACAATAGAAGAACAATGAAATAACCTTTTTATGGTGTAGTTTAAAAGGATTAAAAAATAATGAATAATTTTTATTGTAAAAAATGTAATAATTTATGTCCTTCCGGCATACTAGACAACGAATTGTGTACCGATTGTAACCTTATAGGAACGATTATAAGCGTGTTTTGGGGGAAATTTGGTATACAATCCTGTTTAATCCATAATGTGTCTAAAAACGGTATTGTTTATGCTCAGAGATGGAATAAAAAAGCGAAATGCTATACTATTCCTAAACCTGTTATATATTATAATGGTGTTTATAGATTGAATAAATAATAGAAAACTTTAAGATTGTGTTCTATTGTAGAACAGATTATAATATGATATAATATTATTATCACGGTCAAGGAGACGAAAAAATGACAAGTTATTATATCTGGAGCGTAAAACTTTTCAAAGATCAATCTATTATGAATAACTGGATTACTAAAAACAAAAACAAATATCAAACTTCCATCTCATTTATTAACAATGGCTGGATGGTGGAATATAGAAAATTGAGAAGATTTTATTAAATCATGATCAAAAATCCCAAAACCCAACTAACATTAATAATTATCCTTTTATACATCCTTCCGGCATTATACGGAATTTCAAAGGTTGACAACTGGTTTTAAGATTTTGTTCTAATATAGAACACAATCTTAAATTTTTAAAAAGTACTTGACAAATACATAGAATGGACTATAATAGAAGTATAAGAAATTATAAATAAATAGGAGAAAATAAAAATGCTCACACTTGAAAAAATCAAATTATCAGATCAGGAAATTTCATTTCTGGTAATTCAGAACGGCGAGAAATTAGGTTATGTCAAGAGATTTAAAAAACAAAAAGGTTATAATTTTCCCTGGCAAGGTTTTAAATTAGATGGTGGCATGAGTAAACCTAACACCTTAACAGGGTCATTTTATGGCTCAGGAGCAAAAGAAAAAGCTATTAAATCCGTTGTGAAATAACAATAAGTGAAAGGGCAAATAGAATGCAATCACGATTACACATGCAGAACAAAACCCATATGGTAGAATTTCCCGATTTTTGTTGGGGAATAATGCAAATTAAAGCATTCAGAAAAACACATATAGAATTTAAGAATTGCCGAATTAAAAAGATTATTCAAGCATACCCTAGCAAAATTGAAATGGGAACGATTTACGAACTAACTTAACTACCCCATGAAAATCCGATTTCATGGTTCTTAACAGAAAGGATAAAAATGATGACCAATACATTACCAGAAATTATTAAATTGTCAAACGTAAAACAAACAACTTTACAAATGGCATTAGATCATAATAGAAATAAACCCTATCATGATTTTATTATTCCAGAAATAAAAATTGAACAGGCAGTTGATCTTTTAGCTAAAAATAATTATAGGTATAATAATAACACCGGGGACGCTTATGATAATAGCGGTCTGGTATCACATCCTACAACCTATAAAGAAGAAAATAAACATGCTTCAGTAAACGAAATTATCAAATGGGAATTTATTAGAGTTATTATAAACGAGGCTCAACGAATGATTAGACAAGGCAAGGAATATAAATACTAAACCTAAAATCAATAACAGAAAGGTAAAAATCAATCATGAGTCTAATTTATGTGAATACCAGATGGGGTAAAATAAGAATTAATGAAGATGATCTAAAAGACGAAAGAAAAGTGCTGGTAGTAATTTACGATAGAAAAGGTGTTAGAATTATTGATCATCGAACATATACAGCCAAAAAAGATGCTGGAAGAGCATTTTTACATAAAGAAAATATTATTCCATAACAGAAAGGACAAATTATATGTATCCAATAAACCGTAGACTTTGGGGATTTCTCGAAAACCTTATCCGTCCATCATCAGATAATACACAATTACATAACGCAACCTGGGCGGTAAGCTTGTTAGAACAGGGATATGTAACAGATTGTCAAATGCGAAGGATCAGACAATTAGGTTATACTGATTGCGCTAAACAGCAAGAGCAAGTAACAGCAACGGTTAATTAGAACAACACGAAATATCTCTTTCATGCGGTAATATTTTAAGGTTATGTTCTACTCTTGTTCTATTGACTTCTATAAAAAAGAGAGTATAATTAAATCATAAGAAACGATAAAACAGGAGAAAAAATAATGACATTACTAGAAAATTTATGCTCAGCGAATAAACAACAAGGCGGAACAATTCACCAGTTTTTATCCCACAATCATAATTTCATGAACGTGGAAGCATTCAAAAAAGCATATGATGAATTTATAGGAATTGGTATAACCTTTTCTTCACGGAAATCATTTGAGAAATTAGCAGAACAATATCACATCACAATCAACTGGAAATAGGATAAAACATAATGAAAAAATTCCCTTATCAAAAGAAATTAGAAACACTTAACATAACAGAAGAAAAATATAAGGAAATGCAAGAATATCTACAAAATAGCAATATTGATTTATCTCACGTTCTCAGGAAGGGCTTTAGATTGTTCAAATGGAATAAAGGTGCTAGTTATTCTGTTTGTTGGCTATCAGATATTAATATGAAGATGCTATTTGATAATCCAGAATTATTTTTAGAATCTTTAGCTTAGGTTATAGCATAAAGGAGAAAGTACAAATGATTAAAACAGTTAGACTATCATACTTTGGTGAAGATTGGGACAAAATTAGGGTCAATGTAATTACTCTTTTACTCAACAAATTTAACGAAAAAATGGGGCAATGTGATGATAAAACTTATGCCGGTTGGCATGTCGGAAATTATTGTTTTGTCGATGTGAAAAAAGAAACTGCTGAAAATATTATTGATATTATTCCTGAACTAAAAATTGATGCTGAATACAAATATCTTGAACAATCCGATTTAAATTTATTCAAAAAAGGGGATAAGGTTAAGGTAGGACTATTTTTTGGAAATCAAAAAGGTATAGTGCATTCTATAACAGAAGATCAAATAATAATCCGTAAATCTCATAGCCAATCAAAAGGATGGATTTATAAAGTTGGAAATAAATTTGATGTGGAAAGGACATAATCATATGGAATTAAAAGAAGGAACAATATTACAAAAGAAAAATAATAAAAATCTTACAGCAAAAGTTATTCAAAATTCTGGTGATTCCGTTTTATTGTGGGTAGTCAATTCTGAAAATAACGAATCTGCGGACTTGTGGTATACTAAAAGAGAAATTGAAAAGTATTGGAATATACTTGACAATCTTTAACAGCGTGTCATAATCGGATGAGGAAAGGAAAACAAAATGAGAATTAATAAAAATGTACAAGAATTAAAAGAGGGAGATAAAATTACTACTGATTTTTTTAATGGTGAGGAACAAGTGGTAAGAACTATTATTTGGATTGAAGATAATCCTAAGATGGGTTCTGGCAGAGAAGTTATGTTTGATGGTGGTAATGAATGCCCTTGTTGCAAAAGACTTCTTGGAACGCCTTTATCAAGTTACATAAAAAGATATGGTGGAATTGACGCAGCTTGGGTTATTCTGGCATAGGTTAATGAAATAGCAGTTTCATGGTGTAGTTTTATGCCCTTGTATCTCAACAGGATAGAGAATCGGACTTCTAATCCGAGAGTGCTGGTTCAAGTCCAGTCAAGGGTACAAAAATTGAAACATTAGAAATCTTAAAAGATCCAAAAATGCTTGACTTTTACGAAAACCGACTGTATAATGTATATGTAATCAAAAATAATTTACAGACAAAGGAGAAAATAAAAATGAAATTTAAACCCTTTACAGAGGTAAAAGTAACAGCAAGTTTTGAATACGACTATACGGAGATGATTAACGAAATGCTGAAAGATGATCCTTATGCTTTCAATTCTAAAGCTGAAATAAAAGAATATCTAAAAAATCAGATTGCAGAAGATATTGCTGAAGATATGGTGAACAATCCTAATTGTAACAACGTAAATATCCATTTACAATGAAATGTCAATTTCATTAACCTTAACAAAAAAGGAGATATAAATGGAAGAACTAATTAAAAAACTTGAATATGCTAAAAAAGCAGTATTATCTACACTCGGAAATGCCGATTGTTTAGTTGATTTTCACGGTCTTTCATATTGGGCTTCCGAAGTTGAACGTCTACGTGCCGAAATAAAAAAGATGTTATAATAGAAAGTGAGGATAAAATGACCTATCAAATTTTTTACCTTTCAAAAGGAAATATCTATCCGTTATCAGAACTCGATCCTGAAAATTCTGATCATGAATTCGCTTCACTAGAAGAGGCACAGTCTTGTTTTCGTGGTTGGATTGATGCTGGAATTGTGAATTATCCAAAAGTAACTTTTGTTGTTCTTCCGGTTATCAAATAATAGGAAAAATTAAATAAATGAATACTGCACATGACCTTAAATCAGAACAACAATACAAAGAACTTTCCAATACTTTCAAAGATCAAGGATCAACCGGTATTCCTTTATGGTATCATGCTGAAATGTGGTGGTACGAACAAGGTAACGATATTCCTGAACGTGATACCGATGATTGGCAAAAGATGTATGAATCATGGGTAGAGTTTGCATTCGCTGGTTTTGTAGAAACCAAAGGATAATAACAATGATAGGACTATGGATTTTTAAAGCATATAAGCATGGGCGGTCAGGAAGATGTCCTATGAATAAGAAACCGTTTATTAAAAAGATTTTCTTTACTTTTGATAGTTTGGATAAATTTAGAGATGAGTGTCATGATAAATATTTACCTCTTTATCCCGACTATTGTATTACTTACGACAAAATTTTTGGTACAATTGATAGATATTAGTTAATAAAATCATAATTTCATGGGAATATGAAACGGACTAAAATGATATCTGAAGAAAAATATATTGAATTACAAGATAGTTTTATAAAAATAAACAAGAGAATTGACGCAGCAAGGAAAGGTAGTAAAGTTTCATTTGCTGTAACTGCTGAAAAATCAATGAATAAAAAATCATATTATTTAGTATTTAATTTTCAGGTATCTGGGAATAAAATAGGCGAAGAGCAAAGAAAATATGCTATAATGATAATCAATTCATTGATTTACAAATTACATTTTATTAGAAGCTGTGTCTATACAAATAATAATCATGTTTTTGAAGTAAAAATAAGACCCGATTGGGGATATTATCATGATGAATTAATCCCCATAAAATCCTGATTTCATTGTAAACATTAGAAATCTTAAAGTTTCCAAAAACACTTGTATTTTATTCTATATCGTGATATACTTATAGTATAGAAAAATAAAAAAGGAGAAACGATATGACAAAAATTCTGGTGGTAGTAGAAGGTGGTATAATGCAAGGGATTTATTGTACTGATTCTAATGCAGAAGTAACCTATATTGATTGGGATAATATCAAAGAAGGGCCAGAACTAGAACTTGTGGAACAAAATAATTATCCGGTTGATTATCTTGACGAAATGGTATTAGAAGAAAAGTTAGAAGAAGCAAATGATGTCGTCAGAGAAAACATCGAAAACGATGTAGAACAGCGAAGATAATAATAATGGGCCTGTAGCTCAGTCGTAGAGCGGACGCCTCATAAGCGTTTGGTCAATGGTTCGATTCCATTCAGGCCCACTAGCAATAAAAATCTTAAAATAAAAAGGATAAACAACAATGAAACTAAAACTATCAGCTTGCAACAATGAAGATTTTTATGGTGACAATCGAAAAATTAAACCTTTTTATGTTAGAGTAGAATCTTTGAAAGAGGCAGTAGAAGTTTGTCAAAAATTTATTAGTGAACATTTTCTAGGCGGTGGAAATTGGAATGGTGGTCAAGTGTACGACAACGAAAACGTACAGATCGCTCAGGTTTCATACAATGGCAGAGTATGGAATCCTGGGAAATGGCCTCAACCTGAAATAATTCTCAATTAATGAAATGACGCTTTCATGTGGTATAATTACTTAACAGAAAAGGAGAAATGGATCATGGAGAATCTGGTAAATTTTTGTAGAATTGCTATTGCTGTAGGTGGTGTATTTTTAATTGTTCAGTCTTTTGTGTTGTCTACGAAAAATCTTAAATCAGCTTTGTTTTTTCAGATTGTTCCTTTTGTTTTAGGAATTCTATGTATCTTTTCATCTTTGATCTGGTGGGGACGTATTGTATTGACCCCATGAAAAGATGATTTCATTGTGTGAAAGGAGATATATAAAATTATGAAAGATATAGATTTATTAAAGTTGTTGCTAAAATCTGAAAGATTGGAAATAGTTACGCCCCGTCTAGCTTTAATAGGTGACGAGGAAGAAGGACAAGACTATTATTATGTAGTTGAAAAGGCAAAAGAAACAGATAGTGATGCTGAGAGTGAAAGAAAAGCTACCGTTGGAAGAATTTATGTTGGAAAAAGTTTTGAAAAAGCATTGTTGTGTTTGAAAAAAGACATAGATTCATATATATAATAGGAGAACAGAATGACTCAAAAATATATCGCAACCGTAAAAGAAAATTTAACAACTGGAGAAACCGGAATTGATACAATAGACGAATTAAGAGGACAAACAGTTCATCTGACAATTCAATATGGTGATTTCCAGAATGAAGACGAAGGATTCGGATCTTGGTATTGGCAAGAAGATTGGTTGGAAGACTTGACAGAAGTAGAATAGTTTAACAGGAGAATAAAATATGGATTATCGTGATGTTAAAATGACTAGTGAAGGATATACCGATCTATATGATTTTAAAGTAGGAGATTTATTTATAGAAGATATCTATCCCGATGTATATCAGATTCTGAAAATTACCAAAAAAGGTGTATATAAGACATGGAATATGACAGATAATATTTCTTGTGATTTCTTTTATAACAAAAACCATCCTGCTTATGCTCCACGATTGATAAAAGCTGAATTAAAATAACACCATAAAATGTATCATTCATGTGGTAAAATAAATAATAAAAAGGAGAAAATAATGAACGTGTTAATATGGCTTGTTTTATGTGTTTTTGCTGGTATTTTGCCTAATTTAGTTGGAGGATGGAACGCTTTGGATAGTTGGCAATGGTGGGCAATTGCCATGCCTATTGATGTTTTAGCGTTTTATATTTTTATTTCTAACAATAAAAAGACCCGATAAAACGATACTTTCATGTGATAAAAGGAGAATAATAAAAATGGTCGATATGTATAGCACACCAAAAGAAAGAGCAAAAGACGAATACTGGCTAAATCAAGAAAGAATCCCTATGACAGTTGAGGAACGAAATCAAAGGCATTTATCTGATTGCATTTTATCTCTGGTGGAATCGATTGATGAATTAATCCAATTAAATAAAAAAGAATCTATTAATCTTCAGTAAGACCACATAAAACCGGCATTTCATTAAGTAGATAGGAGAAAAAATGATACAAATACTTTGGAAGGAAAAAGGAAATATGCCACTCCATATATTTGATGAGGGGAACGAAGACTGTTTGGAAGAATTGAAAGAAATCAAAAATCAATTAAAAAAGGATTTACCAAACCTTGATCTCATCATTGTTGATACTGAAGACTGGAATAGAAAATTAGATTAGAAATCTTAAAAAATGTTGACTTTTATATTTTATCGTGCTATTATAATAGTAGATAAAATAAAAAGGAGATAAGCATGAAGATTTATGTGGTCACTATGTATAGGTGGGGAAGCATTGAAAAACATTCTTATGTTTTGGGAGCATATTCTAAAAAAGCAAAAGCTCAAACTGAGGGGGATACCGAAAAAGAATATCGTGGTGGCAAATATGATCCAGAAATCACAGAATGGGAAGTGGATTTTAATAAGAAAAATAGTCAATAAAACGGGTATTTCATGGAGAGAAAAATGAAAGAATCGAAAATTGTTTCAGAGAAATATAGTGATATTATTCATAAACTTTCTGAAGGTAAACTTCAGCATGTTATTTATCGAACTATTATTACTACTGTTGATTCTCCTCCTCTTGATCTTACTTCTAAGTTTAATGATGGATGGAAACTAATTGAAACACATAGAGAAAAAACACAACAATCAGATGGGCGTGCCTATTGGACTCAGGTTCAATGGATTTACGAATATATAAAAGTGATAGAATGAAAGGATAAATAAAAATGTTTTATTTAATTACAATGAATTCTCCAATAGAAAGAGTAGATATTAAAATGGATCACTATGATCTTTATACCTTAAAGATTATTTTAGAAAAGTTCGGATTTGATTGGTTAACTATTGAAAAATATGATGGAGAAAAAAGAACGATTGAATTTGATGGACTGATTTAAATAAATAAAAATGTTTCATTGTATTTAAGGAGATAACAATGAAAGAATATGTCGTAAGGAAATCTAATAATCATAAACTATTTTGGAATAGTACCGTAGGATGGGTTTCTTTTGACAAGGCTACTGTCTATGATAAATATTTTGATGTTAATCTACCTATAGGTGGTAGAATTATAACAAAGATAGATGCTTTATCATGCCTAACAAACCATCGTGAGTGGTGGGATGTATTTTGATTAATACCATAAAACGTTCATTTCATTGACTAATTAAATCTATGAATATTGAAAAAGAAGATTTTTATCCTCATCTTATGCCAGAAGAAATCAAGAAATATTGTGAATGGCATAAAGCAGCCTATGGATGGAATCCTTTTGGAGGGATAACTTGCTTTTTATGTAAAAAACAAATTCCATTAATTAAAGTATATCGTTGTTTTGATTGCGATGCACCATTTCATAAAGATTGTTTAATTCAGCACTGCAACGGAAAGGAGTAAAATAATGAAATATAGAATTATGCTTGAAAGAATGTCGGACAGAGCAGAAAAAGAAAATGGATTTTGGTCTGTTGTGGGTGGTATTACCGTTGAAAAAACAGAAACAATAAATGCCAACAATGAAACCAAATTTAATTATCACGGATATTGGCTGGATAGAAATATTGAAACTGATCGAGATACTAAACATGATTTAAAAGGCTTTGTTGAATCTTGGGCAGCACATCCGTTTTTGTTTGTTTTTTACAAAATCTTACATAAAGAAATGAAACAATGGATCAAAGAAGCAAGATGGGACTATTGATATGTGTACTGTAATCAATCTATCAACCAAAGAGAAGCAAATCTATATTTGTGATCCTAAAACCGCTGTAATGTGTGCTTATGCTCAAGAGAGAGGTGATTTCAACACCTGGGACTATGAAAAAAGGTATTCTCACCTTGTCTTAGAAGGTGATAGCATATGGAATTGTGGTGATTTTTCAGCGTTTAAAGATGGATGTGATTTTTAATATGGATGAAAACGAAATAAAACAAATCAAAGAAGATGCAACTAACGCAAGACAGATATCATATGATGAATTAAAAAACAAACTTGAATTTTCAAGAAATGGTGCAAATGTTCATACCGTAAATAAATCAATTTTTTATATTAATTATTTTTTAAATAATGAAGAAGAGCGTTATAAATATAGTAAAAATTATGATAGATTAGATGATTTACGATATGCAATATTTAAGGCAATTAAATATAACGACTGGAAGCAACTTTCAGAGCATATGCGGTCTTGGTTTTAACCCAATGAAAGGATAACTTCATGCGATAAAGCAATACATTAGAAATCTTAAAGATTCTAAAATGTATTGCTTTTTATTTTAAGTCGTGGTATACTGTTATAAGAATCATATAAATAAAAAGGAGATAGAATGAAAAACGAATATCCATATGTTATTGTTTACCAATATTTCAAAAAAGAATTTTTTGTGAATGTTTGTCATTTTGATTTTGTTCAAGGCAAAACATTAGAATCAGCAAGAGAAGTTTTGAATGAACGTAGAAGAATTCATCTAAGATTACAAGTTCTTTTTGAAACAAAGAAAATCGAAGAATAGGAGATAATTATGGAAGAAAAACAAATTGTTGTAAAATGTAATCATGATAAAAACACAGGATTTATTATCTGGCTTATTGGATTTCTTTTTACTATATCATACATTCCGGTTCCAGTAAATTTTGAAACAGTATCTTTTTGGGAGAAATCAGTATATTTAATTGGTAATTTTATTCTTTGGCCTATGGTATTAGGATCATATTTGACCCCATGAATTTACCGTTTCATTCGGTAGAGAAGGACAGATAAATGCAATTAGAACAAATTGGCTTTTATACATTAGACGACAATCGCTGTCAGAATGCCTCAGCAACCTCTAGGATGATGCGCTGTGAATTAATCCTTACGGATGCTTGTACCTTTAAATGCCCTTACTGTAGGGGGTTACGAAAAGATATTGCTGGCACAATGAGTTTAGAAAAAGCAAAAGGCATTGTGAATATTTGGGCAAAAGATAATCTTAAAAATATTCGCCTGTCTGGTGGTGAGCCTACAATTTATAAACATATTATAGAATTGGTTGAATACATCAAATCCAAAGGGATTGAACGTATTGCTATTTCTACAAATGGCTATTCTGATTTTGAATTATATCAAAAACTGATTGATGCAGGAGTAAATGATTTTTCAGTATCATTAGATGCTTGTTGTGCCTCATTTGGCGATATGATGTCCGGTGGTGTAAACGGATCATGGAATAAAGTTATTGATAATATCAAGAAGTTATCGCAATTGGTTTATACCACTGTCGGAATTGTAGTCACCGATGAAACAGTTAATCAGTTGCCCGAAACAGTAGCATTTGCTTCTAGTTTGAGCGTCGCAGATATTCGTATCATTTCTGCTGCACAATATAATGAAATTTTAGATTCTGCAAACAATATAGGCGAATCGGTTTATGAAAAATATCCTATTTTAAAATATCGTATCAATAACTTAAAATCCGGTAGGAATGTTCGTGGAATTCAAGACAACGATTCCAATCAATGCGGATTAGTTTTAGATGATATGGCTATTGCTGGAGATTATCATTTTCCTTGTATTATCTATATGCGAGAACAAGGCAACCCTATTGGTAAAATTGGTGATAACATGAGGCATGAAAGACTAGAATGGATGAAAAATCATAATACTCATACTGACCCAATTTGTCAAAAGAACTGTTTAGATGTTTGCATTGATTATAATAATAAATTCAAGGAATTTAATGATAAAAATATTTGATTGTTCTAATTCTGATGAAAGACCGAAAAATCGTGGAAACGGATGTCCTGTTGAAAACGATATAATAAGGTATCTAAAAGAATATGCTGAGATACATCGTTGTAAGTTTGTTGATTCGGTTGATGATTGCGATATAATTCTCACTAATGATGTTTTCCCTAAGAAATTCCAAGATGCAAATAAGCCCAAAATTAAAAGGATGGACGGCATTTTTTGGAGAAATGACTCTTTAGATAGAAATGAACAATTGAATATTTCTGCGCAAATTGCAGATCACGTAATTTTTATTTCTAATTTTAGTAAAGACTCATATTTTTGGTTATACGGAAGCCCGTTAAAAAATTGCTCAGTTGTTCTAAATGAGGTTGATAGTAATATTTTTTATGATTATAAAAATAATATTAAAAATTTAACGTTTACATCAAGTGCTAGTAATTGGAGCAGAGATGAAAAAAGATTTAATAATATTTTAGATTTCGCAAATATGATAGATGAAAAATTATTTTTGATAGGAACGATTCCCGATAACGTTATTTTGCCAAAAAATGTTATCAGTTTAGGATATCTTTCTAATCCAATTGACATTGCTATGTCTATTAATAATGCTTCGGCTTTCGTGAATTTTTCATATAGAGATGCTTTGCCAAAAACAGTAATACAATTTTTATCCTGTGGATTACCTGGGCTATATGCAAATAGTGGTGGCGTTTTTGAATCCGCAGGTGAATACGGAATTGGAATACAAGATATTGTAAAAAATAAATTTGAAGAAAAATCGCCATCCTTAGATATTAAAGCAATAAATAACGGGTACATAGAATTTAAAAGCAATTGGAAAGAACTACGCAAAAAAATAAAAAATAGAGATACGCAAGACAGATTTTATAAAATGCTTGATAATTACTTCAAAGTGATTTATACTTATGCATAACCGAATTTACCCCATGAAATTGCTCTTTTATGCGGTGGATTAGAAATCTTAAAATATTCAAAAGTACTTGTAATTTATTATCATATGTGATATACTTTTAATATCAAAACATTAGAAAGGAGAGAATAAAAAATATGATAGTCACCATGAAAATGTATTCTTGTTTGCTTATAGGAATCTTGACTGGATTTATCCTCATGTTTTCTGTTCTCGGTCTTTCTGAAGGCGAGAAGTTTATTGCAGGATTGTCTGGAATTGGATTAGTTGTAAGCGTTGTACTTGTAGTGGCTTCAACTGTCTTGGTTGCAAAAAACTATTGGAATAAGGAATAAAAAATGACAGTATTAGAAGAATTTGAAAAAATAGAAAAACGCCATAACGAACTTATGAAGATGATTGAGGAACAAGAAACCATTATGAATAAAATAATGAAAAATTGGTTTACATTAATTCTTGATTATTTTTTCTTTCATAAATTTGAAAAAGCAAAGAATAAAGCATTTGAATATTTAGAAGAAGGCGAACAACTTTTAATTCGCCTTGGCTGTATAAAAATCGAAAGCTAATGAAATCTTCATTCTATGATGTGAAAGGATAAATACAATGGCTGAATGGCAGATGAAAATTGATTTTTCTAGTTTTTGGGATAAGTACCCCGAAGAATTAACTGTGACTGAATGTGCCGAAAAAGCTACCGAAGTTCTTAAACAACATAAAGATTTTGTTCATAATAAATTTTCAGATTATGAAGATGATTTTGATGAAATAATTGAAGAATTTGAATCTATTGCTGAAGATGAGGATGCAAGTATCGGTAGTTTCAATTATGCTATGGACGATCTTTATGATTGGGGTGATATCTCATTAGATAACGATAAAATATTTGGCAGAAAATTAGCTTGGATTAATAAATAAGCAGATTATAAAAGGATAATAAAAAAGAAAAATGACAGTAAAGCAATTTAATAACATAATTATTAATGGTAGTTCCGCATATATAGAAATTATCAATAGATTAGGAAATATTTTTCATGTAAAAATTGATGTCGATGATATAATCAGATTAAAAGAATATGGAAAACCTTGGCATGTAGCGAAATCACCGAGAGGAAGTTATTATGTGTATTGTTGCCTATGTATAGGAGAAAATAATAAAGGAAAAAGAATTTATAGAGAATATGCATTACATTCTTTTATTCTAGGAATTGAATTTGGAAGTAATATACACGTAGATCATATTAATCACGATAAATTAGATAATAGAAAAATAAATTTAAGACCCACGAATAATAGTAAGAATAATCAAAATAGAGAAAAAAGAAATATTAATAATAAAACAGGGTATAGAAATGTCTGTTTGTGTGAAGGAAAATATAGAGTACAATTACAAGTTGAAGGCAAAAGCACTGTGCTTGGATCATTTGACACAATTGAAGAATCGAGTATTTTTGCAGAAAAAATGAGAGAAAAATATTATGGAGAATATAAAGGTGGAAATTAATATATTAAGGATATGTAAAATCTCATGAAAGATCCAGTTGATACTTATAATAATATCCCAATAGGATATTCAAAGAAGACTAAAAAATTCTATATTGATTGTAAAATAAAGTCTGATTTTCGCAGAAAAACATTTAAGTGGATGACTGAAGTTAAATATTGGATTGATAAAAATATATAAAAGGAGTATAAAAATGAAAGTAGAATGGATATATGTCGCATATGCAATGATTTGGATTGCAAGTGCTTTGGTGATTGGATTTACGGTTTATTTAACTAAAAATGGAAATTACTTGTGGTTTCTTCTTGTTCCCACCCTTGTTAGTCTTAAATCACATAATTAATTACCACACGAAATGTTTGTTTCATGAGATAAGGAGAAAAATTGAAAACAGAATTTTTAGAAAAAATAAATTATACAATTGCTGAATTAAATAAAATGGTAATAGATAAAGAAAATAATATGGAATTTTTTGAAGCAAAAAAATTAAAAGGGAAAATCGAAGGTCTTAAACTTGCAAAAGATTATTTCTTAGAAATAAACAACGGAGAAAAGAAATAGGAGCGATATAATGATTAATATCATATTGGGTTTGATAATGCTCACAACAACTGTTACATCTAGTCAATTGTTTATATCAAAACAAGATACTAATAATCAGGTAAACAATGAGCATATAATTACCGTATCGCGTGTTTTAGGACTATCAGAAGTATATGCTGGTAATTCTGATCCTACTCTTATTAATATTGATAACATGTACTTTCGTGTAGATAATAGTGGGAAAGTTTCTGATGATGATGGAATTATTGCTGAATTTATCGATAATGTTTATGTAGCACATAATAATTTGGCAGGAAAGTACTTTGATAATAATGTTAAAATAAGATATTCCAATGGAATAGTGGCAGAATATGAAGAGGTGGAAACTATAATTTTGCAGGCTCTTGACCCATTTAGTGGTTCTTCAAACTATACAGACGGAATTCATCTTTACACATCTCTTGATATTCACCAGCAAATTTTTAGTCGGGGAATTGTTTTTATGACGTGCTATGAGAAAGATGGCAATCCTTCATGGGGTAGAAAATTCATTATTATGAAATCGGTTAAAAATTAGGTATTGACAGTTTAGAATAAACATGATATGATTAGTAAATAAAAGGAGATTAAACGATGGAAGAAAATTTGGTTCAACAGTTGATTGATTTGGTAACAAAGACCGCTCCTGATTTGTGGAGAATCGGAAGATTGCAAGTATTGAGTGTTAATATTCAAGATTTTATTATTGCTGCAATTTTTGTAGTTGTATCTATCATTATTTTCAATCTAATGAAAAGACTGCGCGATGAAGATTCAATACAAAAATCTTGGAATGCTAAAAAAGAGAATTATGATTATCTTGAAAAAGAAAAAGGATGCATTTATCGCGATGAAGATGGTGTTATAATGTGGAAGATTATTGGATGGATAATTATTATTATTTTATCTATCTTCATTATGTGTAATGTTGTAAGCATTATTATGCGCCTTGTTAATCCTGACTATTATGCGCTTGAATATTTGATAAATTTAGTAAAATCTCAATGATAAACGCATGAAACTTAAATTTCATGTGACAAAATAAATATAAGGATAAAATAATGCACGAACATAGATGGCGAAAAGTATTTGAAGAATTTTTGTTAGGCGGAGCAGATCATATTGGATGGGAATGTGTTGATTGCGGTGAATATATCAATAACAATTCTTTAACTCCTACTGGTTTAGGTGGAAAAATTTTAGAAAAATCTGCTAGATTGTCTGCTCCATGTGGAGGATATAGTAAAACTTCTTCTGGGGAACGATATAGAGAACAGATTATAGATGAAAGCGGGAATTTAACAATTATTAAATAATAATCACATAAAAGTTGAATTTCATTGGGTTATATAACAGAAAAGGAGATATAAATGGAAATTTCTGAAACTGTAAAACAAAAATTATCTGAAGTAGTAGAAGCATGGGCAGACGAAAATTTAGAAGGAAAACCCGCTATTCTTGCGAATGCCATGTATTTTCGTCTTGAAAAAGAAATGATTAAAATCCAAGAAGAAATAGAAAAGAATTTTGCCAAAGATTAATACTTTGCAAAAAAGACATTTTGTGTAACACGAGGAAACAAATATATGAAATTTAATATAATGATGTCAAATAGGACTACTGAAGAAGTAGATGGATATCTAATTAAAAATACTCCTATCAAATGTTTTGCACACAAAGATGATACCTATGAAGATAATCCTACATTATGGGTGGTTTCAGAATTTTTCTCTAGAATGCACATAGGAAGTAGAAAAAGAACAAGAAAAGAAGCTATAGAATCTGCCATGATGACTTTTGAAGAAAAGACGCTAGACGAAATAAAACAACAAGTCAATAAAATGGTAAAGCAATATGGATTTGCCAATAAAGATGGAACTGAAAAGAAGTTGAGACAGAAAATCAACACCACGAAAGAATAATTTCATGTAACAGAAAGGATTGAATGAATGCCTAGTGGAAAATGTGAAAATCTAAAAAAAGAAATGTATTTATGTCAATGTGGCAATCGACCTGATCTGATTTGGCATTATATCAAAGGCATTGCGAATAGGATCAATTATTTTGCAAAATGTAATAATTGTAGAATAAGAACTCGTGATAGAAAACATATTGATGGGGCAATTGAAGATTGGAATACTAGAATTACCGCATGAAAAAGATAGTTTCATTGGGTAACAGGAGAACAAAAATGAATGAACAATTATTTGAAGAATGTCCTTATTGCAATCAAGATTTAAGTCTAGCCATTGCTCATTATTTTAGAGGACACCTACCTGGGAATTATTTTGAATTCGAATGTCCAAACTGTAAT